CGGCAGCAAGAAGCCCTCGGGATCGGCGCGGTCCACGGGAGTGACATCAACGCGCACCTCTTCGCGACGCTCCACCGTTGGGGCGTCGTCGCTGATGGGAAGATCACCCATCCGATCGGTCACGCGGTCCTGGGCGACACCGAGCGGGCTCACCCTAGCTGGCGCGATGAGGTGGACTCGGAGATCGAAGCGAAGAAGTACGACGGACGGATCCAGCTCACCCTCCAGAAGGTCGAAGGCGGTCTGCCCCCGGGCGCGGTTGAGCTGAAGGTCCCCGGCTACAACGCTCCTTCGAAGGAGGCGGAAGCCGCGGCGGGTGAGCGCGACCGGATGATGAACGAGATCGACACCCTCCGGGAGCAGGTGACTAACATGACGAAGACGTTGAGCGGGGTGCGCGCGCAGCTCATCGCGTGCAGCATGGCCCTCTCCCAGCCCACCGACGCGCTCCGCGTCGCGGCTCTGAAGCACGCACTGACGACCATCCACACCCCCGGCTTCGAGGAGGCGCACGGCGACGCGGGGCGCATCCACGTTGAAGGGCGCTCCGAGACCTTCCGCCGGACCAACGCAACGATCGGTCAGGTCCACTCCGCCCTCCGCGAGTGCATCATTGTGATGAGAAACCCGACGCAGACGACGGACGCAAACCGGGAGCTGACGATCGCGACCGCACAGAAGGTGCTGGACCTGTTGTAGCGGGATGGTTGCACGAGGGGCCGAGCGAATCGGCCTCTCACTGGAGCGATCCCGCTCCCACGAAAGAAAGGTAACGCCATGAGCCTCATCCGTACGCTGTTGCGAATCGCGTGGTTCACCCCCGGCCCGAAACACCGTTGGGGGTTGCCCCTCCTCTTCGAAGGCCACCCCGGCACCGGCAAGACGGCCAACGTGGAGCAGGAGGCGATGCTGTGCAGCCTCGATGCGGAGGTGCTGATCTCCTCCATCCGCGAGCCCTCCGACTTCGGCGGTCTCCAGGTCCCCGAGAAGAAGGACGGAGACAGGACGAAGCTCACCTTGCTCGCTCCCCCGTGGGCGGAGCGGCTCGCCGCTTCGAAGCACGGGCTCATCTTCGCCGACGAGCTGAACACCTCTCCCCCGGCGGTGCAGGCCGCTTTCCTCCGCATCGTCACCGACGCGGTGGTGGGGGACTTGAAGCTGCCGGACACCGTGCGGATCTGCGCGGCGCAAAACTCTGTCGAGGAGGCGGCGAGCGGGTGGGACTTGGCGATGCCGCTGGCCAACCGCTTCGGCCACATCAAGTGGGGGACTCCCTCCACGTCCGAGTGGAGTGACTGGCTCCTGACTTCGGGCAACGGCACCTCCCCGGACGGAAAGGTGATCAACCCCGAGAAGGAGGAGGAGCGGGTGATGGAGGCGTGGTCGGGTCCGTGGGCCGCTGCCCGGGGGCTCATCTCCGGCTTCGTCCGGGCGCGTCCGGAGCTGCTCTTGAAGATGCCGCCGGCCGGCTCGCCGGAAGCCTCCTGCGCGTGGCCGTCTCCCCGCACCTGGGAGTACGCGGCGCGGGCGCTGGCTTCGTGCGAAGTGCACGGGGTGGACGCGACAGTGGCAGACGAGCTGTTGGGCGCCTTCGTCGGAGTCGGCGCGGCGGCCGAGTTCATGGGCTGGCGCGCGAAGCAGGACTTGCCCGAGCCGGGGGATGTCCTCGACGGGAAGGTGAAGTTCAAGCACGATCCGATGCGGCTGGACCGTACGGCGGCGGTCCTCTCCTCCTGCGCGGCGCTGATGGTCGCGGAGAAGGACAAGATGAAGCCGGACGCGAAGAAGGGCCGCATGGTCATCTTCTGGACCCTGACTGATGAGGTCTCGAAGGAGGCGGCGGACGTCGCGGTGCCCGCGGGGCGCGTCATGGCCCGAGCGGGGTTGGCGGTGGGGAAGGAGGCGCAGCCGGCGCTGGTCCGGCTCCAGCCGATCCTCAACAACGCCGGAATCAAAGCTTCTTGAGCATTGCGGTCGGGGCGCCCTCTTCGCGGAGGGCGCTCCACCGGAGCGCTCACGCTCCCAAAGGAGACACCATGTACCTGACGAATCCGCAGTACCTGACGTTGGGGAGGCTTTTCGAAGACCTCCAGGTGGCGCTCGCCCAGGCCCAAACCACTCTCACCACGGCGAAGCTGATGTCCAGGCCGAGCCCGACGATCGTCCTGCGGCTGACGCAGAAGCGGGACGAAATCAAGAAGCAGGCCGAGCTGGTGGGGTTCATCCTCGACGACCAGAAGCGGGTGGAGCCGTTGCCGGTGGTCCGCGCCAACTTCGTTCCCAAGCTGCTCCCCTTCCCCACCCCCGAGGAGATTTCATGAACGCGAAAGACTGGCTGGCCTCCGCGCGGCTGATGGCAACTGTGAAGGCTCCCTACTTCACCACCGCCATCTTCCAGCTCATCCCCTACCCGACTCCGGGCCTGGGAACGTTCGCGGTCTCCGAGAAGGCGGTGATGATGTACGACCCGGAGCTGGTGAACAACCGGGAGTGGACGGTGGAGGCGACGGCGTGGGCGATCATCCACGAGGTCAGCCACTACATCCGAGGTCACCACGCACGGTGCCGTGACAACAACTTCGATCCGCAGCTCGCCAACATCGCCGAGGACTGTGAGATCAACGACGACATCATCAATGCGAAGGGGAAGCTTCCCGTAGATCCGTGCCTCCCCTCGAAGCTGAAGCCCCCGATGAAGGATGGGCTTCTGTTCGAGGAGTACTACCACTCCATCCGACAGCACGCGCAGAAGGTGCGGATGTCGGGCAGCGGAGACGGGGAAGGTGGTGAAGGCGACGCAGACGGCTCCGGGCAGATCTCCGGCACGAAAGGGCCGAAGGGTCCCGGAAACGGGAAGTGCGGCGGAGTTGCCGGCAACCCGCTCCCGGAGGAGGCGAATCTGCCGCCGGGCATGGGCCGTTCGGAGGTGGAGCAGAAGCGGGTGGCGAAGCAGACCGCGGAGGCCATTCGCGAGGAGGCGAGCAAGTCCCGGGGCACCGTCCCGGCGGGCCTGGCTCGGTGGGCGGAGGTGATGTTGGGGCCCCCACACATCCCCTGGCAGACGAAGCTGGCGCGGGCCTGCCGTTCCGCGGTCGCCTTCAAGGCCGGTGCCGTGGACTACTCCTACTCGAAGCCGTCCCGGCGTCAAGCAGCCCTCGGCTACGGGCCCGGCTTCCCCATCCTCCCGGCGCTTCGCGCGCCGATCCCCCAGGTGGCCATCGGCATCGACACCTCGGGCTCGATGGGGACGGCGGAGCTGGAGGAAGCGCTCCGTGAGTCGAAGGGCATCCTCAGTGCGGTCGGCGCGCAGGTGGACTTCCTCGCCTGCGACGCGGAGGTCCATGTCAAGGCGAAGGTCCGCCATTACAAACAGCTCCTGGGGATGTTGAAGGGGGGCGGAGGCACCGACTTCCGCCCCATCTTCGCAGCCGTGGAGCGGACCACCCCGCGGCCTTCCGTGTTCGTTTTCTGCACGGATGGGTACGGCCCGGCGCCGGCTCAGCCCCCGGCGGGGATGAAGGTCATCTGGGTCCTCATCGGCGGGACGCAGGCGCCGGCCCCTTGGGGCGAGGCGATCGTGGTGGACCGCAGGCCAGCAACAAGCACCTAGCTGCACAGGGGCGCTCGGGGAAGTCCCGGGCGCCTCGATGGAGCAACGGTGCTCCCAAAGAAGGAGAAACGAAAATGGGCGCAGTCAAGTCGAATGTCGTGGGTGGAGTGGTGGCGGTGCAGGACGCGGTGGCGACCGCCGGGTGCATTTCGTGGTGGAGGCTGTCCGGGGAAGTCGACCAGGACAAGCTCGCGGTTGCCTGGAAGCTGGCGGGGCTCCCCGAGGAGTCGCTTCCGCCGGTGCCCTCGGACTACCGGATCCTCCGGCGCGTCATGAAGGGCTACGAGAACAAGTCCACCATCGTCCGCACCCGGAAGGGGGACGAGAGGGAGATCGCGCTGTGCCGGCGCGAGGAAGTGGACGGCAAGCTCATCTTCCGCGAGGTGCTGAGCGCGGAGTGCGCGAAGACCGGCGGAGTCACCATCGCCAGCAACGAGTCGGAGGAGAAGACGGGCGCGGAGATCCAAGCGTCCTTCAACGCCCAGCTCTCCAAGCTGGACTCCTCCGACATCTCCAACTGGCTGGCGAAGCTGGTGCGGGAGGTGAACGCGGTTTCCTTGCGGGACATGGGCGGCATCTACTTCATCCCCTACGCGACGGTGGACCGCTGGCAGCGGATCATCACCGCGATCCGTTCGGTGTCGGGCCACTTCTTCGCGGAAGTCCCGGCCCTGAAGTCAGAGGAGGCGGTGGCTGCCATCCTTGACGCCATCACCCGCGAGGCGGAGGCGGAGGCGGCGCTCCTGGAGGAGGACTTGGGCACTCCCGACGCGGTGGGGGAGCGGGCGCTGAAGACCCGTGCCTCCCGATGTGCGGAGGTGACGGAGAAGGTGCTGGCGTACGAGGCGCTCCTGGACGTCAAGCTGGACGCGCTCCGGGGCCGGCTCGACGGGCTGAAGGCGAACCTGGCCGCGGCGGCGCTGGCGGCTGGTGGCGAGTCATGACCCGTCCGGAGATGCTGATCCAGTTGAGGAACGCCCGGGATGTTGTGGACACGGTTGTCCGGGCGTTGAAGGCGGAAGCGGGGGTGCCGGTCCCCTGCGCCGGGTGCGGCCACAAGCGCTACGCCAACTGGACCGCCGCGCAGGCGACGACTGAGCTGAGGGCGTTGCGAGGGAAGCTGGACAAGTGGATCGGGAAGCTCGGCCCGACCAACGCGGAGAAGAAGGCGGGGTAGTTGCACAGGGAGCCCGGGACGACTCGGGCTCCCGATGGAGCGATCCCGCTCCCAAAGGAGACCACCATGTACCGAATCCGTTTCGAGTCGGAGGTGCCGGACGTCATCCACCGGCTGAAAGACCTCCGCAAAGCACTCGCCTCGCTCTCTCTCAACCAGGGCCGCATCGCCCGCGCCAACGCACGCCGGAAGTACCTCCGCGCGGCGAAGGGCCTGCGCCACACCATCGATTCGCTCTACCCGGTGGTGCCGCTGAAGGCGAAGGAGCGTCCGCGAGGGCTCACCCCGGGCCAGCGTCTCGCGGCGCAGAAGCTTCGCCTGCGCGCGCGGGGGTGGGTGCCGATCCCCTACGCCCCGGGAACCTCGGCGAGATCCCTCCTCTTCGTCGCCTTCACCCAGGCCGGGCTCCGCGTGAAGACCCTCAACGGTCGCTCCGTCGACTCGTTCAACATGACGGTGGCTGCGGAGATCTGGGCGCCACAGTGGGCCATCAACATCGGCACGGACGCGAAGAAGCTCCGCGCCGCGAAGCACAACCCCGTCCTCCGCAAAGCGTACGCCGCGGAGGCGTTGCTCAAGGTGGGAGGTGCGCCTTGAAGTCCTACCCGGAGCACGAGAAGCAGGCCAAGATCCTCCCCTTCGCTCAGCGGGTCGGCGAGTTCATCGAGTGGTTGGGGGAGCAGGGCATCCAGCTCGCGGCGTACCACGAGCACACCGCCGCGTGCGCGTGCCCGGAAGCCTGCCGGCGCTCCCACCGCTGGCACTGTGATACGCCAAAGGACGTCCTCTACAGCCACAACGAGTCCATCCAGAGCCTCCTCGCGCGCTTCTTCGAGATCGACCTGAAGAAGATCGAAGCCGAGAAGGACGCCATGCTGAAGGAGCTTCGCCATGAAGCCTAAGTTCACTCCAGGACCGTGGTTCGCTTGCGTGGGGGATCACCCCTCGGTCAACCCCAAGACGACGGGCCCGGGTGGGCACGCCTTCCGGCTCTTTCCGCACCTCCACCTCGGAGAGCGGGACCACGACCGGACCTACGTGTCCGCTGACGGCAGCACGTGCTCAGCAACGTGCTCAGCAATGTCCCGCAACATCACCTTCAACGAGAGCGGGACGATCGCGAGCTGCGACGCGGACGCGCTCTTGGCCTCCGCGGCGCCGTTGGGCTACGCGCTCGCGGTCGCTGTCCTCGAAACACCGACCAACACGAAGCGGCTGATGGACCTGGCCAGGGAATTCTTGGCCAAGGCCCGTGGAGAAAAGCCATGAAGCCGGACATCGACGAAGTGCAGCGCATCGCCCGGGACGTCGCCGCCGGTTACGCCCGGCGCGGCTCCTACGGCATCGACAAGGCGGACCTCTTCCAGGAGGCCGTCCTGGCGGTGCTCCGGGCGGCGAAGACGTTTGACCCCGGGCGCGGTGTCCGCTTCGCCGCCTACGCGGGGAACGCCGCCATGTACGCGGTCCGCTCCTACCTCTGGCAGAACGGGACCCCGGTCAACTCCTCCCACGGTGAGCGTCACCGGCTTGAAGAGGTGCGCCGGCTCCCACTCTCGGCCACCGGCTTTCTCCGAGCGCCCGCGGCACCAGCGGATGCGCGTCTTCACGACGAGCGCTGGAAGGGCCGGGTGAGGGCCTGGGTCCGGGGGAACGACAGGAGTGGCCTGGGTCGGGAGGCGGTGATGTCGGATCGCTGGCCGCGGGAGGTGGCGGAGGAGGCGCGGGTGCCCGCGCGCCGGGTGCAACGGGCGGTGGAGAAGCTCCGGGCGCGGGCCCGGAAGGACGGTGAGCTGAAGCGGCTTTGGGAGGAGCGATGAACTACGGAATGAAGCGGCCGTGCGCGGACTGCCCCTTTCTTCGGAAGGGAGGCATCCCGCTCACCTCTGGGCGCATCGAGGAGATCTCGGAGACAGTCTTGGGCAACCCGGGAGGAACGTTCGCCTGTCACCAAACGACGGGCGTCAAGGGCGGGCCGAAGAAGGTGGAGGCTCACTGCGCTGGAGCGCTCATCTTCATGGAGAAAAATGAGGCCTCAACGCAGATGCTTCGGATCGCCAGTCGGCTCGGGATGTACGACCCAGCGCAGCTCGACGTGGATGCCTTCGATCTCGTCTACGACGACACGGACGAGTGGCTGGAGAACGGGGCTCTGCCGGAGCCGCGGAGAAAGCGCGCCCGATGAGAGAGCGTAAGCCACCCGTCCGCGTGACGCAGTGCAAAAACCCGCGGGGCGCGGGGCGCGGCTGGTTCCGCGTCTCCGCCCCACGGTGCAAGTCCATCTACGTCTTCAAGGCTCCGTCCCAGGCGAAGCTGGGGCCGCGGCGCGGGCAGATCTCTTGGGTAGGAGCTACCCGCCCGTTCATCGTCAACAACTGGCCGTACGAGTCGGTGAGGATCGTCGCCCGGTACGCCACTTTCGAGCGGGCCCTGTCCCGAGCGAAGAAGGAAGTCACCCGCCGCTGGACACAGGTCGTCCTGGGGTGGGAACTAGGAAAGACCCATGTCTATTGAAATCCTGAACCCCGCTCTCCTCCACACCGCGCCGGACAACCCGAACCGGATGGAGGAGGCCACCTACACCGCGCTCGTCGAGAACATCCGCAAGGAGGGCTTCCTCCAGCCGGTGCTTGTGGCGAGGGATCCAGCCGCACCCAGCGACGGCTACGAGATCATCGACGGCCACCACCGGGTTCGCGCGGCGATCGAGCTGGGCTACGACTCCATCCCCTGTGTCGTGGAAAACTTCGACCCACAGACCGCCGCCGCGCTCCGGTTGGGGATGAACCGGTTGCGGGGGGAGCTGGACCTCTCCGCCGCCGCGCGCATCCTCGCGAATCTGGAGAAGGAGGGCTGGGACAAGGTGGACCTCGCCATCACCGGCTACTCCCCGGGGGAGATCTCCGACTTGCTCTCCGCGGTCGCGCACACGGGCGAGGACGTCATGCCCGAAGCGATTGAGTCGCCACCCGAGCCGGATCCGGAGCCCAATGAGCCGGCAGTGCTGGAGATCGCCTTCCCCTCGAAGGAGGAGATGAAGCTGATGCGCGCCGCGCTCAAGAAGGCTTCGAAGGAGGCCGGGAATAAAGGCAACCTCGCCGCGGGGCTTCGGCTCCTCGTCGAGCTGTGGAACGGGACCTGACCCATGCGCAAGGCCAAATTCCCCGTCCACCTCCTCCGCTCCCAGACGCTCTGGGAGAAGATAACGTGGTGCTTCAACCGCTTCCAGGCGGATGAACGCACCCAGAAGCGGGGCATCCAGTGCGTCGAGGATCGCGCGCTGGTGACGTGCAACGGGTGTTTGGAGGCGCTCGCGCGGGACACGGTGCGGCGGCTTGAGGAATCACTATGAAATCGAACAAGGAGAAGGTCAATGGACGAGAAGCCTAACCAAGAGGCCATCCTCGCGAAAAAGGGCTACGTCACCACGCCCCAAGTCGCGGAGAAGACGGGCCTCACCACCACGACGATCCGGAGCTGGATCGACGAGAAGAAGGTCCACGGAGTGCGTGTCGGCGGCCGGTGGTACGTGGAGTGGGCCTCCCTCATCCGCTACTTCCGGGAGCAGAATCCGGAGGCGGTGAAGCTTCTGGGGTTGGACGCTTGAGGGCGCGCGCGGAGCTGAAGGAGGAAGCGAAGAAGGAAGCGGTGCGGCTCGCCGAGCAGGTTTTCGCAATGGTGAAGGAGGCGATGTTGGCGCAGGGCTTGACGCGGGCGGAGCTGGCGCGCCGGCTCCAGATCACCCGACAAGGTGTTGCCCAGCTTCTCCAAAGCAAGAACCCCACCATCTACACCGTGGCGGAGGTTCTCGACGCGGTGGGCCTGCACATCAAAGTCGATCTGGTCCCGAGGAAGAAGTGAGGTCGAAGCGCTCCAAAGCGTGGCGCCGCCGCGCGATGGCTGACACGGCGCTCGTCGCGCTCGGGGGACGACTGCCCGCGGGTCCGTGTGAAGGTTTCGAGGAGCGGTGTGGAAAACCCGGCTTCGAGGTGCCGGTGGAGACGGCATACGTGGACGAGAAGATGAACCGGCTTCGCGTCCTCTGCGGCGATTGTGAGCGCCTCTGCAAGGCTTTCTGGGCGGATATGTGGGCGGAGGTGCTGTGAGCCGGCGGCGCCTCCAGAAGCGGCGAGGACGCTCACCCGACGCGCGCAAGCGTCAGCAGAGGGAACAATCCCTCCTCGCGCTCGGGGATCCGGGCGCGACGGTGCGTTTACGTGAATCAGGTCTTGGGCTCGACGTTGGAGCCACTCACGAAGTCGCTGGAGAAGCGGCTGCCTCCGGGAACGAAGATCTCCATCGAGTCGATCATGGGAGACGTGTTGAATGTGATCGCCCGCGTTCGGACGCCAGCTCCCGCCGACTTCATCACGATGGACCTCACTTTGAGACCGGAAAAGTGAGCCTCTCCCGCCGACAGACGCAGAAACGCGCTCGGCTCCTTCGGCGCCGCCGCCTCGCGAAGCAGGCGCAGAAGGCACTCGAAGCGCTCAAGGCGGAACCGCGCTCCGGCCCCGATTTCAACGTCATCCTCAGCGACCCGGCGATCCGGAAGGTCGTCCAGGAGGGCATCCTGGAGAAAGCCTTCCACACCTCGGTCTTCCCGACGCTGACGTACAAGCCCAAAAAGGGGTAGCCCAAATGTGGCTCGACGTTCGTAACCTCAACACGAAAGTCACCCGCGCGACGGACGAAGAGGTGGCCTGGCTCCGGCACTACCTCGCCTTCGACGACGCCACCGCCTACCACCGCGGGCGCGCCGGGGAGAAGATCCACCTGTTCCACCTCGTGGAGCAGACCTTCCCCACCGGCTTCCTCCCCCTCATCCAAAAGGCGGCGAAGGAGGCCGGAGTCACGATCGAGGTGGGCGACAACCGGGAGCCCGTCTGCAACCCGAAGGCGTCGAAGGACTCCCACCTGGACTGGCTCCGGGAGTACCAGCTCGACGCGGTGTTGGCGGTCGTCGCGCGGAAGCGCGGCATCGTCAAGGCGCCCACTGGCGCGGGGAAGACGGAGATCGCCACGGGCCTCGCGAGCATGCTCTGGTGCCGGTGGCTTTTCCTCGTCCACCGGGGAAACCTTCTGGAGCAGGCGGCAGAGCGCTTCGAGAAGCGGTTGAACGAGAAGGCGGGGCGGATCGGCGACGGGCAGTGGGACGTTCAGCGCTTCACCGTCGCGACGTTCCAGACGCTCTACGCGGCGCTGGAGCGCGAACGGAAGCGCAAGAAGGCCCGGATTGTCCGCGTTGAGCGCGGGGACGGGCTGACCCACGTCACGGAGGCGGTGTGGCCGACTCCGGCGGGAGATCTCCTCCGCGCAACCGAAGGGCTCATCGTGGACGAGTGCCACACGCTGCCGGCGGGCAGCTTCTACAAGGTGGCGATGAGCTGCCCGGCTTACTACCGGGTCGGCCTCTCCGGCACCCCGCTCGCCCGCACCGACCAGCGCTCCATCCTCGCCGTCGGGGCGCTCGGGCCGGTCATCTATTCGATCCGCCCCGAGCTGCTCATCAAGGAAGGTGTCCTGTCGAAGCCGCGGATCCGCCTCGTGCGCGTGCAGCAGGAAGCCTCCTGGTGGACGGAGCGCGATTGGCAGAAGGTCTACCGGGAGTGCGTCGTGGAGAGCCCCCTGCGGAACGGGACGCTGGCGGACTTGGCGAAGCGCGCGGCCAAGCCCTGCCTCGTCTTCGTGAAGGAGATTGACCACGGGAAGCTCCTCCACCGGAAGCTGCGCGAGGTGGGATTGAAAGCCGAATTCGTCTGGGGCTCGGACACGACGAAGGAGCGCCAGCGCGCCATCTCCCGGCTCGTCTCCGGGCACACGGAGGTGCTGATCTCCTCGGTCATCTTTCAGGAGGGCGTGGACATCCCCCAGCTCCGCTCGGTGGTGGTGGGGAGCGGAGGGAAGTCCATCATCGCCGCCCTCCAGCGGATCGGCCGCGGGATGCGGGTGAGTGAGGGGAAAACCTCCTTCGAGGTCTACGACATCCGGGACGAAGGCAACCCGTGGCTGGAGAAGCACGGACGCGCCCGCATCAAGGCGTACGTCTCCGAGGGGCACGAGGTGCTGGACCTACAGCAGATGCCTCTGGGCTTCACGCTGGAGGGGTGATGCCGCTGTCGGAGCCGGAAGGCCTCTGGTGGGACAACGATGTTCGTGGCGGAGACGATAATCACCGCTGGTACTTCACCTACGGAGACCACCGCATCGCTTGGGTGCTCCAGTACCCGAACCTCGGGCAATCCGCGCTCTTTCACGCGTGCTTCTTCGAGGATGAGATCCGCGAGGCGAGCTTTGAGACCCTCGCGGAGGGCATGGCCTGGTGTGAGGAGGTCTCCAAGGCCTGGGCTGCGAGAAAGATGCTCGGCGGATGAACCTCTGCGATTCGAAAGACTGTGGTGACACCGCGCGGTGGATCGCCTTTTGGCCGGGGCAGACGACGATGTTCTGCGATCGATGCTTGTCCCGCGCCCGCGCTGTCGCGGAGGCGATGGGGTTCGAGCTGTCCTACCGAGACTGGGTGGAGTGGGCGAAGGAGGTTGACGCTTTCCTCACCGCAACGGACGCGCGTCGGAGGCTCGGCGGATGAGCCTTACTCTCAGCGATCCCGGCCCCGGGATGGTCAACCTTACGTCGGAGTCGCTTTGTTGGGGGTGCGCCGCGGAGCACATCTTCGCTTTCAACGGGCGCTGGGTCGTCTTTCAGCCCCCCAGTGAGGTGTACCGGGTGTTCTGCAACGACTGCCTGTACCGTTTCACGCGCAAGCGCCCGTCCTTCTCGCTTCTCGTCGTCCGTTTCGAGGAGTGGGTGGAGAACAACCGGCGTCGCCGCTGGTGGGACGAGATGCAAGAGTTGGTGTGGGCGGCAGAAGAGGACACCCGCCGGAGGCTTTGCGAATGAAGAAGGTCCACTTCCCTCTCTACCCACCCGGCATCACGATGATGTGCGGGTTGATCGCGCGCAACTGGCTCGACGCGATTACGTCCGAGGACCGCAAGCGGGCCTTGAAGACAGCGGACGTTTCCAAGGTAACGTGCAAGGCGTGCCTCGCGGCAATCGCTCGAAACACGGCGGAGCGGCTGGCCCAGGATGAGGACCGCTGGGCGCTGAATTGGGATGCCTCAGAAGAGAGCGACATCCCATGAGCCCTGAGACGCGCTGGACGCAGGACAAGGGTCCCAAGGACGCCGACGATGCGCTGACCTCGTGGGTGTTCCAGAAGCGCGGCGACACCCCCCACTCCGCCGGGGAATGGGTGTCGCTCGCCTGGCTCGATCCGGTGAAGGGCGGTAGGTGGCGCGCATTGGGGCTCGTGTTGGGGGAGCCGGAACTGCACAACAACGTTTTCCGGAGCCTCGCCACGGCGAAGCGCGAAGTGGAACAGCGCGTGCGGGCGCACTGGGCGCGGGCGGCGTTGATCGGGGAGCGTTGAAACCGTGCGCCGCAACCCTCGACTTTTCCTTGTAGAAATCCAAGCACGGTTTTTTCGTCGGGACCCTTTCCTTTTTCCAGAAGCTCCGGCATAAGCTGTCAGCCGTCGCGAGGGTGGGCAGCTCTCTCGACAACGGAGCGAGGAGAGTATCGATGGTGTGCTGCGCGAAGGCGCGCTGGAAGCGTCTTGGGTCCTTGGTACTCCCTCCCGGGAACGCTACTGCCCCAGGGCGCTTTCGTGGAGCCCACCAGCCGTGAGCGCTTCCCTCTCCGGCGGAGTCGTCAAAGTCCCTTGGGAGGAGTTCACCCGGCGCCTCGGCAAGGCGTGCTCCGCGGCCTGGGCAGCCCTCCTGTACTACCGTGACGGCTACGGTAGGGTTCCGGTCGATCGCGGCGCGGTGGCGCGCGTAGCGGGCTCCACGGTGGACTCCGTGCGCCGTGTGACGGATCGGTTGCGCTCGGCCGGGCTCCTCGACAAAGCTGATCGGCTTCTCGGGGAGCGGGAAGAGGACGGGTCGGTGTCCATCCCACCCGCATCTTGGATGAGACTCGGAAGCATGAACCACCACGGCGGGATGCGCGCGGGCGCGTTCGGACGCGCTCAAGAGGCCGTCCAACCGCAAAAGACCGCGCGGTCACTTGAAGCAAACGACGGTCTCTTGAAGGTCGCCAACGGTCCTCAAGAGACCGCGCCGCCTCAAGAGATCGCCAAAAACGTTCAACAGACCGCGGTCTCTTGTGTGTCTCAAGAGACCGTCGGGGGGACTATAGGGGGGGACGTAACTGCTATTACGATCATACCTCCTCCAAGGATCGTTCCTACTTCCTCGCTTCGCTCGGAAGATAGGAACGATGCGGCAGTCGCCGGCTCGCAAAGCTCGCCGTCCGACGCCGCCATTTGTTCAATTCTTGAAAAGGCATTCGGCGGAAAGAAGCATCCTCCGAGGGTCCGTCCCGTCCCCCTTCCTGGCCAGTGCGGTCGCCTCCCACTACCCGATCTGAATCCGGTCGACACCCCCCGCCCAGCGAAGCTTCCCCCGGAGCGAACCGAGGAGGAGACTTTGGCGATCCTCGTTCGGTGCTACCGGGGCGCGGTCCAAAGCCGCTTCGACGCGAAGGACGTTCCGTACCGAGTCAACGCAACCTCCTCCACCGGTCGGGCTCTCCTCGACGCGGCGGAGCTTCTGGAGCGCTACGACATCGCTCCCGCGGGATGGGCCGCTTTCTCCTGTGACAAGTGGAAGGAGTACCAACCGAGTCGCGCTGCGGCGAGCCCACCGCGGATGAATTGGGTGTGGAGCACGAAGCGGCTCCTGGAGAAGCACGGCTGGTACCACTCGGAGGAGCTGACCTATTCCGTCACGCGCACCGTCTTCGGCCCTAAGTCGAAGCCGATCCTGGCGGCCTACTTTGCGATGGACCGGGAGATCCGCACGCTCCCGGATCCGACGCGGAAGAACATCCAAGCCGTGGTGGAGCGCTACTTCCCCAGCGGCTCTTTCGAGGCGCGGTGCGCCGAAGCGCGCGCGGAGAACGAGGAGACCCGAACAAGGCTCCGAGATCTCGCGCGGCGGGGCGAGTGGTTGTGGGGGGCGCGGCGGTAAGACTTTCCTTTTTCGTAGGCTCGGGAGCGGGTGGTGACAGCAAAGGGTGGCAAGGCGGCTGAGCCGTACAGGTTGCCGGCTGCATTCGAGAGAGCGGTGGTGGTGACGGCGTGCACCCGCCCGCGCTTCATGGCGAAGGTGGGCAGCTCGGTGGACGCGGATCTCCTCGCGGAGGAGCCCGCGCGTCAGGCGATGCACGCGGCTCAGCTCATCTGGAAGGAGACGGGGCGCGGCCCCTCGGCGATGTCGGTGGTGCTGCAACGGCTCCAGCGCCAAAGCGACGAGGGGAAGATTACCTCGGCGCAGATCCGCGCGGTGTTGGATCTCTTCGACTCGGCGCTGATGGACGGGCTCCCCACCGAGGGGGACGTGGAGGGGCAGCTTGTCCCCGTCCTCCAAGGGCGCATCGCCCATGAGGTGGCGAAGGCGGGCCTGGACGCCTACGGCAAGGGCAACGGCTTCAAGGAGGTGGAAACTCTCATCTCCAAGGCCAAGGCGCTCGGAGTCAATGACCAGGGCACCGGGACGACGCTGCGCGGCGCGGCGGCGGAGATTGCGACGCTGAAGGGGATGGAGCGGTTGCCCACGGGCATTGGGGAGGTGGACACGTCCCTCGATGGGGGGCTGCCGATCGGAACGGTCGGCCTCATCATCGCGGGCCCGGGCGGCGCGAAGTCGATGGGGCTGACGCATTTCTCGGGCAACGCGCTTCTCCTCGGGCAGAACGTCGCCTACGCGACGCTGGAGCTGTCGCGGGCGGAGGTGCTCTCCCGGGTGGGCGCCTTCCTCACCGGCATCCCCACGAAGCAGATCCGCAGCGGGGGGATGGATCGGGCGGCCTACATCATGGGGGAGATGCCGCTGGGCAACTTCCACGTCATGGACTTCACGGCGAAGGGGACGACGGTGGGGGATCTCGTCGCGTGGGTGGAGCGGTGCGAGGAGGAGGACGGTCGGCCGATCGACTTCGTGGCCCTCGACTACATCGACCTGTGCACCAAGTCGAAGGACTCGAAGGGCAGCAGCTACACCGAGCAGGGTGACTCGATGTGGGAGTTTCACACCTTCATCAAGGAGCGGAAGAAGCGCGGGTGGACCGGCTCCCAGAGCAAAGGCCGCGAGGAGCGGAAGGGGAAGAAGGTGGACATGGAGCACACCGCGGATTCGATGCACAAGCCCCGGGTGGCGGATGTCGTCTTGACGTTCAACTACAACGACGAGACGAATGAGATGGGGATCTTCAACGCCAAGCACCGCTTCGGCGACTCGCGGAAGATGATTGGCCCGCTTCCCGCCTACTTCGCCACCGGGCAGATTGCCCCCATCGAGAGGGATCCGCGCCACGCGGAGTGGGTGCAGCGCGGTACGTTGGCTTGGCAGGCGGCGATGGCGCTGGCGTTGCCCGAGCCGGGGTCCGACGGATGACCCGGGACGAGAAGCGCGCCCTGGCGGCGGAGGCTTGTGCTTCGGCTCCGGCGGGCTCGGGTCAGTGGGGTCGGGTGGATTGCCCCTTCTGCATCCTGCGGACGGGGAAGGCGGACCACCGCCAGAGCTTCGGCTTCAACCACCGCACGGGCTGGTACCACTGCTTCAAGTGCAGCGTCCGCGGGCGGCTCGACGGGTGGGAGCCGGACGTGGAGGAGCGGCCGGCGGCCGAGCTGGACGCGGTGGAGGCTGCCGCGCACCGGCCTCCGGAGGGCTACACCCCGCTTTGGGAGGGGGACGGGTTGACGGCGCTGTGCGCGGGGGACGCTCGCCGGTACCTTACGAAGCGGGGCATCCCCCGGAGCATCTGGAAAGCGGCGCAGATTGGCGCCTGCCTCGACGGAAAGTACGAGGGGCGCATCATCGTCCCGGTGCTCGCGCCGGACGGCTCCTGGTTGGGGTGGGTCGGACGCGCGTGGACGAAGGCGCTGGAGCGCGCCTACACGTACCCGATGGGGATGAAGCGGCGGGAGATCCTCTACAACTCCGCCGCGCTTCTCGTCTCGACGGATGAGCCCGCGTTCGCGGTGGAGGGGGTCTTCGACGCGCTGGCACTCTGGCCGGACGGGGTGGCGCTCCTCGGGAAGCCGAGCGAGGAGCAGATCTTTGCCCTGGCCGCGGCGAGCCGGCCGATCGCCGTGACGCTCGACGGGGACGCCTGGCGAGAGGGCTGGGCGCTCGGGATGCGGTTGCGCCTGGAAGGGCAGCGTGCGGGCTCGGTGAAGCTGGAGCCGAGGGTGGATCCGGATGAAGTCGAACAAGGCTGGCTGAGAGCGGAGGGACGCGCATGCCTCGTGAGGTAGTGGTGAAGAAGGAAGAGGACAACCCGGTGCCGTTGGAAGTCTTCGAGCGGTCCATTGTCGACATCGCGGCGGCGGCTCAGAAGATCCTGGAGGGACCTTTGACGCGGCGCGCGATCATCCTCCTGATTCAGGACTCGGTTCCGGGAGGAGTTCACCGGGACACCATCGCCGCGGTGCTCGACGCAGCGGCGAACCTTGAGAAGAGGTACCTGAAGTAATGCCCCGGCGCTTCATCCAGTACCACGACGCGGAGGTGTTGAAGGAGACGGAGAAGGCGCTCCTGGTCGACATCTACGACAACGAGGTGTGGGTGCCGAAGTCGGAGGTCAACTGGGAGGAGACGGATGTGAAGGTGGAGGGGGACAAGGGCACCATCACGATCTCCGAGTGGATCGCGACGCAGAAGGGCCTGACGTAGGGGCGGATTGCGCTCCGCGCGAACAAGACACCGGGAGGAGGCAACACACAATGGGCTTGACGAAGTTGACGGCTTTCGAAGGCGAAGCGGTGGTGATGGGCGAGTTGGTTCGGGTCGAGTGGGACAGCCACCAAGGGGTCGGGGGTTTCACGATCAACAACGTGTCGCTGGAGATGGCGGAGGCCATTCTCGACGCGCTCAAGACGGATCGGATCTACACCGTCAAGCCTTCGTCGCTCACGGCGAAGCCGGCGCCCGGCTCCGCAGCGGACCGCCCTCCGAAGGACGAAGCGACGGTGAAAGACGTCTACGCCCAAGGGGTGGCGACGGGGTTGGCGCTCGGGAAGGCGGAGGCGACCGGGACGAAGGTGGGCGAGGAGCCGAAGCCCACACCCCCACCTACACCGGAGGCTCCGAAAGAGGACGAGAAAGCCGGGAAGCGGGCCAGGAAGCTCACCCCCATCAAGGACGTTGCGGAGCCCACTGCCGGGGCGCAGGCGGCTTCCGAGGCGCCTCCCCCAGCCGGAACCACCCCCACCCCTCCGAAAGAGGCTCCCGTGCCCGCCAAGGCTGCGGAGACCCCGCCCGCGGGGAACGGGGCGGCGGACATTCCCGAGGGAGTGAAGAAGGCGAAGCGGATGTTGGAGGTGGTGGATTGGCTCGCCACCCGCGGCATCACGGAGGAGGTGGCGATCGTCGCGGAGTGCGAGCGGCTTCGGCCGGAGATCCCGGTGTTGGCCCGCACCCCGGACATGAAGGATCGGGTCAAGTCCACCCTCCTCGCTTTTAAGGAGCTGGGCGGAGCGGCGAAGTGAGGCGGGCGACGCGCGAGGTGGCGGCGGACCGCGCTGAGCGGATCCGCCGGGCCAAGGCGGTGGACCCAGATCTCTCCTACACGGACCTCGCCGAGCGCTTCGACTGTACCCGGACGACGGTGGTGAGGGCGTTGGCGGGGCGCTATCAGCAGGCCCCGAAGCTGGAGACCGTGGAGTGAGATGGAGCGGATTCCCCTCTACCCCACTCCGCCGAAGGCGCTGATCGAGACGATCGCCCCGTCGGAGCTGGACTTCAACTGTGGCCGATGCGCGCTCGCCGCCGGCCGGAAGACGGTGGTGACGGCGGAGGGGGAGGCCGGCGGGCTCCTCGTCGTGGGCCAGGGACCCGGCCGGCACGAAGACGCGGAAGGGCGCCCCAACATCGGGAAGTCCGGGCAGTACCTTCGCGACCAGCTCATGCACCGGTGGCGCGGGAAGGTCGTCATGGACAACGCCTACCGGTGCTTCGGGGCGGGCGAGCCTCCGGCAGATGCCGTCGCGAAGTGCCGGCCCTTCCTCGCCCAGACGTTGAAGGAGGCGAAGCCGACGCGGGTGTTGGCGTTGGGGGACAGGGCAATCCAGTCCCTCCTCGGGCGGAACGTCCCGCCGTTGCGGACGCGGCGCGGGTACGCCTGGCTCTACAACGACGGGAAGCCCATCCCCATCTTCTTCCTCATCCACCCCGCCGCGGGGGAGCGCAACCGCTTCTTGCGCCGCTACTTCGAGGAGGACTTGGAGTGGGCGCTCACCGCGCAGCTCCCGCCGCCGCCTTGGAGCGCGGAGGCGAAGGTGGTGGCGACGCGGGAGGATGCGGAGGAGGCGGTGGAGGACTTGCTCTCCACCGACTGGTTCAGCTTCGACGTCGAAGCGTCGGGGCAGCTTTTCAACCGGGACTACCGGATCCTCTGCGCCAGCTTCGCCGCGCTCGGGCGCGAGACGGTGTGGATGTTGGAGGAGGAGACGCTGAAGAACCGGGAGGTGTTCGAGCCCTTCCGGCGGATCCTCACGGATCCGGACGTGGCCAAGGGCGGCTCCGGCGTGAAGTACGATGAGAATGCTTTCGCTTGGGCTTTGGACTGCGTGGTGAAGGGCATCGTCTTCGACGTCCGGCTTCAGCGGAAGCTCCTGGAGCCGGAGGGTTCGGGCTACCTCGACGACATGGCGGAGCTGGTGGGGATGGGCGGGCACAAGCAAGAGGCCCGCGCGCAGATCGACGAGATCGTGAAAGGGCTCAACCGCGCCCGAGCGAAGGCGCGGGCTCGGAGCGAGACCGAGAAGACCCAGACGCTCATGTTCGCGACGGAGACGCTCGCCCGGCTCGGGTACAACCCAATCCCCGAGGGGGCGGATGCGGAGGCGTACGCTTACGGGTACCTGCCTCGGGACGTCCTCCTTCGGTACAACGGGCGGGACACGCTCGTCACCTCGAAGCTCTCCGCGCTGAAGGGGATCGAGCTGTCGAGGAAGAAGCCGCAGAGGAGGATCTGGGAGGCGGTGGTGCTGCCGGCGGCGCGCGCCATTCGTCAAGTCGAGGCCTGGGGGATGCCGGTGGACCGAGGCGCGGTCAACCTCTACGCCCAGTACATGGATCTCCAGTTGGGGAAGCTTCGGGCGACGCTGAAGCAGTGGGGCGACTTCTCCCCCTCTTCGGATCCCCAGGTGGCGGATCTCCTCTACAACAAGCTCGGCCTCACCTCGCCTTGGCAGACGAAGGGCGGGAAGCCGACGACGGAGGCGGATGCGTTGGAGCAGCTCCGAGACAAGCACCCGGCGGTGCCGGTGCTCCTGGAGCATTCGCGCTTCGAGACGCTCCGGGGCCGGTGTGACGAGTGGCTCCGGAACATCCGGGACGACGGGAGGATCCACACCAGCATCAACCTCGACGGCGCGCGGACCGGGCGGGCCTCCTCGTCGGATCCCAACCTCCAGTCTATCGTCCGGCCGGATCCGGATCACCCGGAGACGAAGATGGCCCGGGACTGCTTCGTGGCGCCGCCGGGCACCCTGTTTCTGATGCTCGACTACAAGCAAATCGAGTACCGGATGATGGGGTGGCTTTCGGGCGACGAGGAGATGCTGAAGGTGATCCGCTCGGGGGTGGACTTCCACCTAGCCACCGCCCAGCTCATCTCGCGCCAGATGTGGGGGATTGAACCGGGGGACGTGAAGAAGCCCCACCGCTCCATCGCCAAGACGGTCAACTTCGCCGTGGGCTTCGGGATGACGGACGAGACGCTGGCGGATCTCCTGAAGTGCTCGGTGGAGGAGGCGCGGAAGGTGCGCCAGGCGATCTACGGCGCGTACAAAAAGCTCCCCCTCTACATCGAGCGCTGCAAGGAGATCGCGCGCAAGGACGGCGTGGCTTGGACGTACTGGGAAGGCGAGCCGGCGCGGTGTCGGCCGATGTGGCGGATCGCCGACGAGGACAACTACAACCGCTCGAAGGCGGAGAACGGCGCTTTCAACACCGCCGTCCAGGGCTCCGCGGCGGAGTTCTGCACGGCCTCGCTGGGGAAGATTGTCCACGCAATCGTCGAGGAGAAGCTCCCCGCGGAGCTGGTCCTCCCTATCCACGACGCGCTCCTGTTCGTCGTGCCCAAGCCCTTCGTCCGGGAGATCGCCGCCCGCGCGAAGCACGAGATGACCTCGTTCAAGGGCTGTGGAGATCTCCTCGAAGTGGACATCGAAGTGGGAGAGCGGTGGGGCAGTCTCGAACACCTGGAGGCGTGACGATGACGTGGGACTGGTTCGTGAGGTTGATTGCGGAGGAGTCGCGGTTGGAGCTGAAGGTGACGAAGAGGGTCCTGAAGCGGGTCTTCATCCGCATCGAGTCGTCGGCGCGCGTGTACGGGCGTTTCGCCGTCCCCGACTTCGGGGTGTTTCGCCGCTCCACGCGGAAGGCGAAGCGGGTCCTGTCTCCGGACGGGGAATGGCGGAGGTCTCCACCGCATTCCACCCTCGCCTTCACCGCCAGCGAGAGGGTGAAGGCGCGGTTCTACCGCTCGCGGCGCTGATGTCGGACGAGAAGTGTACGTTGTGCCTCGGGGAGGGCTTCCGCGCCTACGACAAGGACGGGAACCTGAATGGGTTGCCTTGCCTCCGATGCGGGAAGGTGTGGAAGAAGCGGGGCGGCGGATTGACGCGGACCGAACAAGGCTGAGCAGGATGACGACCTTTTGGCAATTCCTCGACGCGCACCCGTGGTTCGTCACGGTCTGGATCTGCATCTTCGCGATCGCCCTCATCAGCATCGCGGAGGCGCTGGCCAACTGGGGGCGGAAGTAGATGGCTACCCTTCACGACATCGAGGTGGACGACTACCTCAAAGAGTGCGTGTACATCGAGCCACTCCAGATGGAGGCGGAGTTCACCCGGCTCCCCGGGGACTTCGCCTACTGGGGCGAGCGCTACTCGCGGGCCTCGCGCGCCTTCCTTCTCGCCGAGCGCGAGGAGAAGACGGTGCGCGCGAAGCAGTGGCTGGTGCTGCGAGCGAAGATGGTTGGCGAGGGACAGAAGGCGACCGAGGCGGCGGTGGACGCGACGGTGGAGGCAGACCCAGCGGTCCAGGCCGCCTACCTCGCGCGGCTCGAAGCGGAGGCGGAGAAGGATCGACTGCGGACCGTCCTGGAGTCCATTCGCACGAAGCGGGAGATGCTCGTTTCCCTCGGCGCCACCATTCGACAGGAGATGGAGAACGATCCGGTCATCCGCTCGCGCCTCGCCGCGCGGCGGACCGACGCCAACTTTTGACCGCGAAAGGGGCGGCGGACGACAGCCCCACAACGAAGACGAGACAACGGAAAATCGAAATGTCGAACATCGTGCAGTACGGAACCTACGACGCGGAAGAGGCGGTGAAGGAGAAGGAGGATCTGGCCAAGGCCAACCGGAAGTTTCTGGAGCTGAAGGAGGGGGACACGTACATCCGGATCCTCCCTCCGCCGGCCGGGAAGAAGTCCCCCTTTCACACGTGCTGGCAGCACTACATCGACTTCCCCGGCGGGAAGCAGGTCCGTTTCGCTTGCCCCCGGCAGAATGCGAGTCAGCCCTGCATGGTCTGCCGGAGGGCGGACGAGCTGAAGGCGACCGGCAACAAGAAGGATTTCGAGAAGGCGAAGAACCTGTTTGCGCGGCGCCGGGTCTTCGCGAACGTCATCGACCGGAACGATCCGGAGAAGGGGGTCCAGGTCGCCGCTTTCGGACAAACCATCCACGAGCAGTTGGCGGAGATCCGCGCCAACCCCGAGGTGGGCGGCGACTTCTCTCACCCGGAGGAAGGCTTCGATATCGTCATCCACCGCACGGGGAAGACGAAAAACGACACCGAGTACAAGTGCATCCCGGCTCGGAAGACGACCCCTCTCGGCAACATGGAGTGGCTGTCGCAGATGTTCAACCTGGAGGCCATCGAGAAGATCCCGTCCAACGACGAGATCCGCAAGATGATCGCTGAGGCTCAAGGCAATGAGGCGGAGGAGGCGGCTCCGGCGGAGCGGGAGGTGGGCGGTGGCGCGTCCCCCGCAGCTTCCCGCGGCGCGCCTTCACGCCGCGCGCAGGACGACATCGAGGATGATGACGCTCCGTTCTAGGGGCTGGTCAGACCGCCCTCGGGTCTTCGTCGACTCGGGGGCGGTTTTCCGCCGCTCGAACAAGGCTGTCCTCGGAGACCGACCATGACTACCAACATCCGCCTCCTCAACACCGAAGCGAAGCGGGCCACCCACACCACCATCGACACAATCGAATTCTCGGTGGAGAAGTCGAAGGCGTGGAAGTCGCCCCCCTTCCAGCGGCCCCTTCGAATCAACGAGAAGGTCCGCAACCTCGCCCAGCAGATCAAGGAAGACGGTGGGGTGCTCCCCGGCGTCATCACCATCGGCATCATCGGCCGGGAGGAGTACCTCTTGGATGGGCAGCACCGGCGCGAGGCGTTCTACCTGAGCGAGTGCGCCACCGGCTACGCCGACGTCCGCAAGCGCTTCTTCGACGACATGAGCGAGATGGGGGAGGAGTTTGTCAACCTCAACTCTCAGCTCGTCCGCCTCCGCCCCGACGACATCATGCGTGGCCTGGAGGGAACCATCCCCACCCTCACGTACATCCGCAGTGAGTGCTCCTTCGTGGGGTATGACCAGATCCGTCGCAACGAGCGCTCGCCGATCCTCTCGATGTCCGCGCTTCTTCGGAGCTGGTTCGGAAGCGGGACGGACGTCCCCGCGGCTTCCACAACTCCGGCGGCGATCCGCGCTCGGGACATGCAGATGACCGATGCGGAGGCGCTGGTGGACTTCCTGAAGATTGCTGTGAAGGCGTGGGGGAGGGATCCGGAGTACGCGCGCCTCTGGTCCAACCTCAACCTCGTCCTTTGCATGTGGCTCTACCGGCGAACGGTTCTCTCACAGTTCAGCCCGAACACGACCCGGCTGAACAAGGATCTCTTCGGGAAGCGCCTCCTGTCCCTCTCAACGTCTTCGCCGTACCTGGACTACCTCCTGGGCCGGCACCTCTCCGAGCGGGATCGCTCCCCGGCCTACGGTCGCATCAAGGCTCTCTTCGCGAAGCGGATCGAGATGGAGACGGGGAAGAAGCCGCGCCTGCCTGGGCCGGCTTGGGCCCACCACCAGACCGGTACCCGCTCCGTCCAAGCGCTCTAGGAGGAGCCCGTGCCTCTGACTGACGCAGAGCGGATCGACGCGCTCGAAGCCGAGAACAAGGCGCTGCGGAAGGCCAACGCGCTCGCCCGGAAGCACTGGACGGACGCTCTCACCCAGGTCGAGAAGATGGGTCAGAAGCGCCACTTTCTGGGTCGCATGCTCAAGCGTGCCGAGGACGAGAATCAGGAGCTACGTGCTCAGCTCGACGCCCGGGTGCGGAAGTGAAGCTCGCCCTCTGCGCAGACCCGCACACGGGGAACCACCGGCGGATGGGTGGGCCGATCGAAGCCGGGCTCAACCGCCGGGCCCGGATGACGGTGGACGTCCTGAAGCGGGCGAAGGCGGAAGCGGACAAGGCCAACGCGGAGTTCATCGTCTTGGGGGATCTCTTCGACACCTCTCGCCCCGAGCCCCAGCTCATCACCGCCGTCCAGGAAGCGCTCATGGGCGTGCGCTCCAGCACCACGCTCCGGGGAAACCACGACACCGACTCGGAGCTGCCGGGGGACAACGCGCTCGGCCCGCTCAAGCCCATCTCCAACGTCATCGAGCAACCGACGATCGCTCCGGTGGGTGAGGGAGAGGTCTGGTTCGTTCCCTTCCGCCCGGGGCGCGCAGCGGATTGGTTCCCGAAGGCGGTGGACGCGCTGGCCGCGGCCTCGGTGAAGAAGGTGAGGGTGCTCTGCTTCCACCTCGGGATCTCCGACGAGGACACCCCACCGTGGCTGAAGGACTCGCACGACTCGGTGCCCGCCTCGCTCGTCTTGGAGGTCTGTCGGAAGCACGGGATTGAAGCCGCCTTCGCGGGCAACTGGCATACGCGCGAGGTGTTCTTCGCGCCTACGGCTCACCCCCAGCTTGGCGGTGTTCCGTACATCGTCCAGTGCGGGACGCTCTGTCCCACCGGCTTCGACAACCCCGGTCTTGAAGACGTCGGAGGGCTCGCCTTCTACGACTCGGAGCTGAAGCGGCTGAGCTGGAAGGAGATTCCCGGCCCGCGCTTCCTGAAGTGCTCGACGGTGAGCGAGGCGGCGGACCTGACGCGAAAGCCCGGCAACAGCTTCTTCGTGGAGATTACGATGAAGCAGGAGCACCTGGACGCGGCGAAGAAGTGGGTGGAGAGCGCTAAGGACGGGGGGATCATTCTCGACGGTGAGGTGCTTCCCGATGCGGCCGAGCTGAACGTTGCGACGCGGACCGCGGCCACCGTCGCTCGCTCTGCGGAGACGCTCGCGGAGAGTCTCGACGGATTCGTGAAGGCGATGCCTCTCCCGGAGGGTGTCGACCGCGCGGCGGTCCTCTCCCGCGCGAAGGGGTACCTGGGGGGATCGTGAGGCTTCAAATCGAGATTTCAGGTGAAGACCGTGCGTGGAGCGCGATGGTGTACGTTGTGGACGATTTTCTCACCGACACCGCCCGGCAGAAGAAAGTTCATCTCATCACATCGTTTCGCAGGGCGGGGACCTTGGCAGGGGCGGTCTACAACATTCTTCGGCGACTTCGGCGGCAGTTTCGGGAGGAGACGTGACTGAGCTGAAGCGTCTCCGCGCGGCGAACGAGTACCTGAAGGCCACCGTTACGGCGATGGTGGACGCGGTGCGGAACGCGGAGATTGCGCCGGAGTGCCTGGCGGATGCCTTCGTGTTCTACAAGCGGGATCCGGTAACCGGGGAGTCGAAGGTCTTTGCGGTGCCTCCGGACCGCGTGGAGCCCATCTTCGCCGCGCTCGTCGCGAAGTGGAAAAGCGCGCCGTTCTACCGATGGGTGCACGAGCTTTTGGAGGCGCAGCGGGTCGCCAACTTCTACAAGCTTCAGAACAAAGTTATGAACGACGAGCTGACCGCGGCGCGGGTGGCGCTTTTACTCGCCGGTTTCAAACGCGAGCCGGTGTTGCCGGCGCAACGTTGCGACAAGTGCGGGAGGTACTTTTGAGCCAGCTCACTCTCTTCGACGGTGCGGCGGGGAAAGCCTTGAAGGAGAAGGCGCTGAAGAAGGTTGCGTTGGGATCTCCACCGGGGTGGATTGAGAAGGCGATCCGCGCCGTGTCGCAGGTGGCACGGGACACGGGCAACTTCACTTCGGACGACGTTTGGGCCGTGGGGTTGGAGCGGCCTCCGGAGCCGCGGGCGCTCGGGGCGGTGATGTCGATGATGGCCAAGTTGGGTCTCATAGAGAAGACCGGCGCCTACACCCCCACGACGCAGAAGTCACGGCATGCTGCACCGATTGCGGTTTGGCGAGCGCGCCGGATGGCGTGATAGGAAAACGGAATGCCCGACAAATGCGGATGGCTGCTCCAAACCCCTCAGGGTCTCCGACCCTGCACCATCGACTTCGAACACACCCACCACGCCGGGGGTGAACCGCCGAAGGGTGCGCCTCCTCCGTCGGAGGAGCGCTTCAAGGCGATCGAGGGATCTATCGCCACCCTCGCCCGGGAGTTCACCAACGCCCTCGCCGGGGAGCGGAAGCGGATCGACAGACTCGAAGAGGAGATGCGGAAGCAGGTGCGCACCTCACCCGTGAAGCCGAACGGAGTCGTACCTACTGGGGGTTGAGCATGAGTATCATCGCAATCGAGGGTGTGGACGGGGTGGGGAAGACGACCCAGGCGTGGCTCTTGGGGCAGGAGATCGGCGGGCGCACGTTCAAGTTTCCGGACCGGACGACGCCGATGGGGAAGCTGATCGACAAGCACCTGAAGCGGGAGTGGCGCACCATCTACGGGGATCCGCGCCCCTGGAGCGGGACAGTGGATGAGGCGCGGCTCCTCGACGCAATGACTTTCCAGTCGCTCCAGTCCGCCAACCGGATGGAGCTGGCGCCGGAGATCCTCGAAGCGGCGAGCGGCGGGAATGTCATCCTGGACCGCTACTGGCCCTCGGGAGTTGTCTACGGCGGCAACGACGGGTTGGACCCGGATTACTTGGTGGACCTTCACCGATGGCTTCCCCAACCGGATCTCTTCCTCCTCCTCGATTCGGACTCCGCCACCATTCAGCAACGCTTGGAGCGGTGGAAGGCTCCGCGAGATAGGTACGAGGAGCACAAGAGCTACCTCGACGATGTCATTTGCCGCTACGCGGCGTTGTGGAAGCGGATGGCTCATGAGCATCCGGGGCGGTGGGTGGTGGTGGATGCGCGGGCGCCCAACGAGGAGGTCCACCGGGCGGTGCTGTCGGCGTTCCGTTCCTCCACGGAGTCCGAGGCGTGCCTTGTCAGATGAGGAGTTGCTTCGGGCGCGCATCGTCCGGGTCAGCACCGAGGTCCAAGCCGAACACTTCCTCCACCAGCGAGAGCGGATTCGGATGTTCCTTCGTCTCATCCGAAAGCAGGCCCGAAGCTGCCGGGAGGGCGGTTTTCAGGGGGCGACCGGGGCGCTGGAGGAGATTGAGTTGTTGGCGAACAAGGCTCTGGGGGAATGAGGGAAGCCGACAAAGACAACCCTGAGATTGGGGCCTGGGAGGAGGATACCCCGCTCTATCGGGTGCCCCTGGACGCGCAGCGTTGGCGCGGGGTTCAGGCGTTCGCCGGCACCAACTACCCCTTCGTCGTCCGGCGGGACAGCACGGAGAACCGCGGCATTCGACTCACCCACGTCGCCCGTTTCGTCGTCGAGTCGGACCACGAGATCTCCCCGATGGAAGGGCGGCGGCTCTACCGGGACTGCTTTGCGATGCTGAGGATGGAGACGGCGCGCAACCGCTCCTACGACGCGGCGTTGCGCCTCGGTGGTGGGGACACCGCTGATTCCATCCCGCAGAACCAGCCTCGGACCACCAACGGCGCGGTCGCCTTTTGGGCTGTCGTGACTGGGATGGAGCGGCCTGTCCTGGCTATCCGGAGCCCGTTTCCGCTGAAGGAGATCATCAAGAAGTCCTTGAGCCAGGCGGAGCGTCTCGTCGCCTTTCGAAACATTGGGACGTGGACAGGGAAGCCCCTCAGTCTTTGGTACGTGGCGAAGTGGGAGGCGATCCCCTACTTCCTCGGCGCTCTCTTCGGGCGCGGTATTCTCATCACTTGGGTGCAGCGGGAGGGTTTCCCCGGCGCGCCCCCCATCAAGAACGTCAACGGGGATCCGGAGGGATGAAATATCTCGTCCACGCGGATGGCGCGCTGCCGAACCTGGCCCTGATGAAGCTGGGCGCGTACTTCCGTGGACGCGGTGAATCTGTCCGATTGGTGCGTGGGGCCGGGCAGCGGCAGCTCTGGGACCCGCCGGGGGAAGTGTACGGCTCAAGCATCTTCGGTTTCTCGGCCAAGCTTCGGGCTCGCATTGAGGCCGAGTGGGGAGACATCCGCTGGGGCGGTACTGGCGTCCGCGTCGAGTCCGCGCTCTCGGAAGTTGACTCGTCAGTCGACTGGGAAGCGCTTGCCCCCGACTATTCGCTCTACCCAGACGAGCGCAGGAGCATCGGCTTTACGCAGCGCGGTTGTCGTCTCAAGTGCTCATTTTGCGTCGTGCCGAAGAAAGAGGGCCCGGCTAGATCTGTCCGGTCGATTGCGGACTTGTGGCGTGGCGAACCATGGCCGCGAAATCTGCTGCTGCTCGATAACGACTTCTTTGGGCAGGAGCCGGAAGCTTGGCGCGCGCGCGTTGCGGAGATCCGGGCCGGCGGCTTTCACGTCTGCTTCAGCCAGGGCATCAACATCCGCGTCGTGAACGAGGAGTCGGCCGCGGCGATCGCCTCAGTCGAGTACCGCGACAACGAATTCCGCCGCCGCGTGCTCTATACGGCCTGGGACAACCTTGGCGACGAGAGGGCCTTCAAGCGGGGCGTAGCCGACCTCAAGGCCGCTGGCGTCCCGCCGAAACACCTCCGCGTCTACATGCTGATCGGCTTCGCCAAAGGCGAGACCTGGGAGCAAATCCTCTACCGCTTCAACGAAATGGTCGCGCTCGGATGCGAGCCCTACCCGATGGCGTTCGACCAGTCGCGTGGCGACCTCAAGGCCTTTCAGCGCTGGGCGATAACCGGCCTGTACCGCGCTTGCTCCTGGGCCGAGTACCGCGATCCACGTAAGCCCTCCCCCACCTCAGACAAGTCGAAGGAGTAGCGAATGGAACTGAAGCGATGAATGTCCAACGTCTCGTCCTCAACAACTTCACCGTCCACGAGCACTCCGAATTTGTTTTCCCGGAGCGCGGCATCGTCCTCGTCACTGGACCCAACGGCGGAGGGAAGTCCAGCGTTATCGAGGGAGTGGCCTACGGAGGTTTCGGCGAGACGCTCCGCGGGACGAGCCCGTGGGTGAAGGAGAAGGCGGGAATGCTCCGGCTCCTCGCGGAGGGGTTGGGGGTGACGCGGACGAGGACTGCGGGCGGGAGATCCGCGCTGGACTGGTCGACGAATGACGGGCCCTCGGCGGAGTACGAAACCAACTCCAAGGCGCAGGAAGCCCTGGAGGAGCGGATCGGCTCCTTCGAGACTTGGCGCTGGAGGCACGTGTTCAGCTCGTCGGATGCGGCACGCTTCACTGAGGCCACCGACTCGGAGCGGAAGCGTTTTCTGGAGGGGCTCCTCCAGCTCGGGCGCTTCGATGTGGCCTTGGAGAAGTGTAGGACAGATCTGAAGGCGGCGACGCGACAGTGGGACGAGTGCCGGCGTCAGGCCGCAATCCTCGACGAGCGGGTGAAGGGTGCGGCGCGGTCGGTGCTTCAGTGCACGGAGACGGTCACCGGGGCCTCGGTTCCGCCGCTTAGTTTCGGGGATGAGGAGACGGAATCTCCTCTCGCGCTTCAGACGCAGGCGACGGAGGTGAAGAAGGCCATCGACAAAACGGAGGCGAGCCGGCGCGCGGAGTACTCGAAGGCGATGAACCTGCGCAGCTCGGACGGCGGCGTTCAGGCCAACATGGACGCGCTCAAGCGTCAGCTCCAGAAGCTTGGGGACACAGGCACGTGTTCCGCCTGCGGGCAGGAGATTCCCGCGAAACTCAGGGGGAATCTGGTCCAGGCGATCGGGAAGCTGAAGAAGGAGGCTGAGGCGACCCAGGCCAAGAGCGTCGAGGCTGTCCTGGAGATCGACGAACAGCTCAAGGAGCTGGACGGGATTCTCGCCGCGCTCAACGAGCGCCATGCGAAGTTGCGTGAGCGGATTCGTTCCGCGGAGGCGGGGGTGGCTGCGCACGCTCGCCGGAAGGGTGAGCTGGACCGCGCGTACCGGGCTCTGGCCCAGGCCGAAGCGGATCTGAAAAAGACAAAGCAGCAATTTGCTGACGCGGACACCGAGGCGGGTACTCTGGAGAAGACGTTGCAGGAGTTGGGGGCGGTGGAGGTTGTCTTGGGGACGAAGGGGGTGCGCGCACACATCCTCGGGAGGGCGCTCGGCGCAGTCGAGGCGGCGGCCAACGGCTGGCTCGCGCGGATCTCCGGTGCCCCGCGCGTCACGGCGGCGGGCCCCGTCCCGGCGCTCTCGGTCCGCCTCAAGTCCTACACCGAGAAGAAGACGGGTGGGGTGACGGATGCAATCAGTTTGGAGGTGGAGGGTGCTGGCGGCGGGGAGGGCTACCGTGGCGCGTCAGCGGGGGAGCGGCGGCGGATTGATGTGGCGCTCCTCTTCGCTCTCGGCGCACTCTCCGGTGGCCTGGGCGCTGGCACCCTCTTCTTCGACGAGGTGTTTGACTCGCTCTACGTGGACGGGCAGGACGCTCTGGCGGCGGTCCTGGTGGACCTCGCAAAGGAGCGGGCGGTGGTAGTCATCACCCACTCCGACTACATTGCCGGCCGCCTCCAGCTCGGGCCCACTGTGAAGTGGAGGATTGAAGGCGGACAACTTCAGGGGGCAGCATGAAGATCGTCGCGACAGACTTGGATTCGCTCAAGACGGCCGAGCGCAACCCGAAGACTCACGCACAGGCCGACATCCAGGCTTCCATTCGCCGCTTCGGCTTTACCGAGCCGATCGTGGTGGACCAGCGGACGGGGCGGATGGTGGCGGGGCACGGCCGGCGGGAGGCGCTTCTGGAGCTGAAGAAGCGGGGTGAGGTGCCAGCGGGGGTGGAGGTGAGGGACGGCCGGTGGTTCGTTCCAGTCCTGACCGGGTGGGCTTCGAAGGACGACACCGAGGCCGAAGCGTATGTCATCGCCTCCAACCGGCTCACCGAGGTCGGCGGGTGGGACGAGAAGGCGCTGGCGGAGATGCTGGGCCGGCTCAACACGGGGGATCTCCTCGCTGGCACTGGCTACGAGCCGACGGATGTGGACGCGCTCCTCCGCTCGGTGGAGCCTCCGAAGACGGAGGTGGGGGCGACTCCGGCGGAGCTTCTCCCGGGTTTTCTCTCCGCCAACATCAAGCAAGTCGTCCTCTACTTCGAGGGTGCGGCCTATGACGTGGCGTTGGCGCGGCTGAAAGCGGTGATGGAAGCCCATGGGGTCCAGAGCCATACCGAGGCCGTCCTCAAGCTGCTGGACTTGTTCGATGCAACACGTACGACTCCAGCGAATTGAAGTCGACGTGAAGGCGCTCGCGCGGAAGGTCCCCGCGCATGAGCAAGACTTCGCGGTGCTCATCGACAAGCCCACCCTCATCTACGAGGAGAACACCCTCCGCATCGCCTACCTCCAGCCGGAAGAAAACCTTTCGGGGATGGTGGAGGCGTTTCAAGCGCTTCGCTACCACCGCGCCTACCGGACGTCGGGTCTGCGACACCAGGACAGGACCGTGGGCTTCATGCCCCGCAATCCTCTGCGCCAGGACTACTGCTATTGCTCGGTGGTGGCGATGGAGAACCCGGAGGCGCATGCGAAGATCTGCTCTCTCGCGTCGCTCGCCTCCCGGTACTTTGAGAAGGAGGTGCCGGAGCAGTACGTGGCGCAGGCCCAGCTCATTTGGGAGAAGGTGCAGCCGGGGTGGGTGCTACCGGGGAGCATCTACACCTCGGGGATCGCAAACTGGAACAACCAGCTCTATTACCACCGCGACGCGGGCAACTTCCCGGGCTTCTGGAGTGCGATGTTTGCCTTCACGAAGGACATTGACGGCGGGCACCTCGCGGTGCCTCAGCTCGGCATTGGTTTCAAGTTCATTCCCGGCTCGCTCATCCTCTTCGACGGGTCTTCCCTCCTCCACGGGGTGACACCCATCCGGAGTCTCTCCCCGCGCTCCTACCGTTACACCGTCGTTTTCTACTCGCTTCGGGGGATGTGCCATTGCCAGTCGCCGGCCGAGGAGTTGGACCGGGCGCGGAGACTGGGTACGATCCGCTCCGAGAAGCGAGGCAAGAAGCCGTGATGCCGATGGCCGACAAGGGGAAGCAGTTTGTCTTCTTCGGCGAGCGAGCGATCACGCGTGAGCATTTGTGGGTCGACTTCTGCACTTTCTCCAAGACGCAGCTCTGGTCAGGCGACTTGGACCCGACGTATCCGGTGCTGCGCCGGCTCTACGAACTGGAGAAGCTTCCGCTGAACACCGCGCTGTGGAGGACGTTCCTCTACGTCACCTTCTACAACCTCCGTTCGGCGGAGATCGTTTGGACGAAGTATCCGGAGCCGACGGAGATCCACGAGCCACTTTTGGGTCTCCCGACGGGAGTGGAGCGGCGCGGCTTCCGCGGCAACGACAAGGCGCGCCTCCACATCAACTACGCCTTCCACTTCACCCGAGGCGGACAATTCGATCGGTGGGTGGAGGCTTGTTGCGACAGCGTTTCGAGCACTCAGGGTTGGGACCGAGCGCGCTTCGCTTTTCAGCAGATCCCGGGCAACGGGGGCTGGGCTAGCTACAAGTGGTCGGACCTTCTTAAAAACGTTCACGGCGCGCTCATCGTCGCTCCGGACATTGGGGAACCGCGCGGTGGGGAGGAGACGGGGCCTTACGCGGGGCTCGCGCGGGTGTGCGGGCTTTCCATCCAGGAGTGTCTTGCGAATCCTGACATCCAGAAGCAAGCTTACGCTGAGGCGCTGAAGGCGGTTCTCTTCTCCGGGCTCGACCAATTCGAGACCGCGCTTTGCGACTTCAACTCTCTCTGTCGCGGGCATTACTATTCCGGGACGGACATCGATCTCCAAATGAGCCACGTCGCTGAGTGTGGCGACCGTATGCAGCAGGCTCGGCTCGAATCGTTTCCTGTGGACTATCTCGGAGAGCTGGGTGGTTGGTCAGGGGTCGATTCTGAGCGTCTCAAGGTCTACCGAGACAAAGGAGCCCTCCTTGTCCGGTAAGCGGCATACGTTCTCGGGTTGGTGGCTGTTCTTTCGAACGATGGGCTTCGGTCCTTGGGTCTGTTTCTTTTGCGGCGGAGTCGTGGAGGTAGGCCCGCCCTTTCGCGATCCGTTGGAGCCCGTCGTTCACCACAAGGACCACAACCACGACAACGACACGCCGAACAATTGGGCTTTGTGCCACCGGTCTTGCCACCAGAGTCACCACCATCGGGGGAAGGTCATTCGACCGGAGACGCGGCTGCGGATGAGCACAGCGCAGCGCGGGCGAAAGCATTCACCAGAGGCGCGGGCTAAGATCTCGGCGGCAAATCGTGGCCGGCAGGCGTCGCCGGGAGCGTTCAAGGCGGGTCCGGACGAACGTAGAAAGTCTCCTTTCAAACAGGGCTTCGACTCCCGGCGGAGGCAACCGTGAACCAGATCCTCTGGGTGGTGGGTGAGCCGGGCGTGGGGAAGACGACGCTGGTGAAGGGACTCCTGGAGTCCAACTCGACGATCGTCTCTAAGCCGAAGTGGACGGTGGGTCCTACGGTCTGTGCCGGAGGCCATTACACGGGCGCGACTTTCGACGGCGCGGACACCGTACCCTACAACGGAGTCGGGAAGGCGCTGGACTTCTGGTCGGAGTTTCTCGCGCAGCGTTGCACGCTCACCATCTTCGACGGGGATCGCTTCTCCAACGCGAAGGTGGTCCGCTACTTCGACAATCGCAACGTTCTGCTGAGCTGCCCACCGACGGTCTTGAGGTGCGTACTCCTTTTCGCGGACGAGGAGGAGGTGCACCGGCGCCGGTTGCGTCGGGGCAGCAATCAGAATCCGTCCTGGGTGAAGGGCCGCAAGACGAAATCCGCGCGCTTCGCCGAGACTTTCGAGAGGCGGCTGGAGCTGAACGCGGGCCAAAGTCCGGAAGACCTCTTGGCGATCGTCAGGCCATGGCTGAAATCGAGTGGATGACGCTGGCGGTTGCAGCGGCGGTGTACGAGGTCAGCGTCTTCTCGTTGCGAGCGGCGTTGTATCGGCAGTCGTGGATGAGCCCGGAGGAGCTGTCGGCGATGAGGATGACGCGCCGGGGGAATGACGGGACGAGGGAGATCCTCTACCGGAAGGACGTTGTTGAGGAGGCAGTCGCGTGGGTGACACAGCAAACCCTGGCCCGATCCTGAAGGGGGAGCAGCTCTCGCTCCTGGAGCCGGCGATCCCGTTGGTGACGGATCTCGACTACCAATTCACTCCGCGCGAGGTGCTCATTCCCCTCCACGACGAGTTTCGCTTCACGTTGGACCCGTGCGCCTCGGCGGAGTGCTTCAGTGCGCAGCTCATCGGACGGTGGTACGGAGAGGCGGACAACGGGCTCGTCCAGTCGTGGGTTGGCCACCGCGTTTTCCTCAACCCGCCCTACTCCAACATCGGCGAGTGGTTGGAGAAGGCGATGCGCGAGCTGAGCCTCGGGTGCAAGCTCGTCGTCGCGCACCTCCCCTCCTGGACGGATCGCGCCTGGTGGCACAAGTACATCGAGCCCTACCGGGAGCTGGCCGGAGGGCCTCAGCTCCGATTCCTGAAGGGGCGCGTTACACATGGGGCGCCGGGGAACCCGTTGGGGGTGGGTCGCGACTGTGCCACCTTCCCCAACGTCCACGTCATCTGGCGGGGCGTTTCCCCCTAGCCCGAACAAGGCTCCCTTGTGTCGTCGGGGCTCGTCTACCTCGGGGAGGATGAGTTGTACTTTCAGGGCTGGTACCTTCCGACGGACCGGCCAGTGCAGGTTAACGGGCATGACCTCAACGTCGCTTTCTTCAAGACGCAGGAGGGGAAGTGGAAGCTTTGTCTCAGCGGCCGGCTTCGGCGGGTGAGGATGTTCGACGAGGAGTACGAGACGATCGAAGAGGCGCGGGCGGAGGCGGAGCTGGTCATCAAGGCAGAGGACGCGAGGGATCGCTTGGGGGCACCAACATGAAGCTGGAGTGGCAGATCAACCCGGAGGCGCGCTACCTCGTCGCTTCGGAGACGGTGCAATACTCGGGCTCGGTCGGCTCGGTCTGGCCTGTTTCGGATCCGAAGTCGCTTCTGCGCATGCCGCGCTTCGAGGGCCGGCTGCACCCTTCTTTGCGTCGGGAGCCGTCTCGGCGCCTCTTCACCACAGTCGAAGCGGCAATGGATTGGGTGGAGGAGGAAACGAAGGAGCGGGAGCGGGAGGACGCCATCATGAGCGCGCGGTGGCGGCTTGGGGATCCATCGGTGGACTGATGGCGCTCGAATGGCTCGAAACGCGGTTGTACGGCTCGCCGGAGCACTACGGGCTTTCGGGCGGCTTCGTTTTCATCGGTGGGCAGGAGCGCCCAGAGGACGAAAAGCATCGGGCGCTTTGGCGGGGGCTCGCGGTCATCGCAGAGCAGGGTGGCGGGTATTGGGCGGCGTTCGGGCTTTGGGGCGCGGGAGAGCGCTTCGACTCCTACAAGAACGACGACGGGGAGTGGATCCAGAGACTCCACGGGGTCAACATCGGGGACCTCCAGATCATCGGCTCCGGCTACAGCACCTCCAAAATCGCGCAGGATGCGGCTGAGGCGGAAGTCCTCTCCCGGCTCGCGCGAGCGGCGTTGGGGGAGAATCTGAACGGTCCGCTGGTGTGGCCGTGACCTTCAACTGGGAGTCGGCAGCCTACAACATGCAGGAGAAGCTGGTGGACCGCCTCGGAGTGGCCCGCACAGGGGAGATGCACCGGGCGACGCTCGGGTTGGGCGGTCGTCCCGCCTACGACGGGGTGGTCTACCCTTCCTGCTTCCGCGCGCACCACATGAGCAGCATCGCCTCCTTCGGCTGGGCGGGCTTCGTGTTCCAGGGAGCCCTCAGCGCCGAGTGTCGCATCGGCTACTTCCAGAGCCTCGACAAGGCGAAGGAGGAGGTGGAGAAGGAGAAGCTGGCGAGGATGGCCGAGGCGGCGCTTCGCAAAATGAAGGGGCCCGAGGATGGATGACCCGTTCATGTTGGAGTACCGCTACGATCGCTCGGGGGGCACGCAGCGCTACCTCCTCTTCTTCAACATCCCACCCTCGACGGTGGGGGTGCGCTTCGGGCGGATCGACATCGCGAAGGTCGGGACGTACGTGGCTCACGTGTTCGTCGGTGAGGACGCGAAGCCGGACATCGAAGTTTCGTCGGTCTTCTCGACGATGCAGGCGGCGCAGAAGTACCTGGAGGATAGCGTGCGCGCCCACATGGCGCGGATCCTTCTCCAGCGAGGCGTGTGATGTACTTCTTCAACCAACAGCGGATCGGGAAGTGGGTGTCACTCGCGATGGGTGGGTGGCGCCGGCAAGACGATCCGAAGCCGCTCCGCGCGGTCTTCCAGATCGGCGACAACTGGGTGGTGGTGGACACAGGCGAGACCTTCGCCACGCCCGAAGAGGCTCGCGCGGAGGTGGACCGGCAGATCCTTGCCGAAGACGCGGAGGCGCGGCTCAAGGACGGGGACGACGACATTCTGTCCCCGACGACGACCGGGGACGCGCTCAACGTCGCGGGCATCCTGTACGGGATGTCTCGGTTGCCGGGGGAGTCGGACGACGACTTCCGCGCGCGGATCAAGGCGAGCGCAGTGGGGTACGCGCCTTGACGGACTGGAGCGCGTCCCTTCGGGTGCCGGCGAAGCCCCCTGCGCCGTCCGGCTGCTACATGCCGCTCGATTGGTGGCTGGAGATCCGCGGCGTTTTCAAAGGACCCATCCACTACGCTCGGCTCTCTCCGAGCATGATGCGATCGGCCCACACCTTCGGCGCGCTTCTCGGTGCGCCGATGGGTCCAAAGGGCGGGGTGTACTACGCGGTCGAATCGCCGGAGAGCTGGAAGAAGTGGAGAGCGGTCTGGCTGAGGCGGATCCACGGGAAGATGGCCGCGGAGGTTCGACACGCGTTGGAGTCGGAGCGGTGAACCTTCAGTGGAACAGCTTGGGCGAGGTCGGCGGCAAGGAGTACCTGTTGGACGGGGATCGCGGAGAGCGACCGTTCGAGCCCTGGCGGGCCATCGCTACCATCTACGAGTCCACCTACCATTTCGTGACGGGGCGCTTCCTCGTCCTTTTCCAGCGGCAGGGTTGGAGGTGGGGATGGCCGATTCCACCAGCGCGCCGCTACAAGACGCGGGAGGCGGCGAAGAAGTGGGCGGAGCGTCGGGTGCGCGCGGCGGAGGCGCTGAGGGTGCTGAAGAATCACGACTTGCATCCGACGGTGCTGGATTGAGCTGGACCCGCGCGAGGCAGGCTCGGTGCGTGCACCTGATGTCGGACAAGCTTCGCGGGGAGCTGGTCCACTCGGACGGGTACGGGCGTTTCATCCTGTACGTCTCCAAGGTGAAGTTTCTCTTGTACAAGGCCATCGTTCGGGGCCACCGGGGGTGGATGGTGGAGCAGCAGACGGGAACGTTGGCACCTTGGTTGGCCGACTTCGCTCGGAGTCTCCGCACCGCGGTCGAGCTGATTCAGGCGGATCAGGCGCATCGGGCGCTGAGGCGCGGGGAATGACACTGCGTTGCGCCCACCGAACGATGCAGCTCGTCCTCAAGCTTCTCGGCTCCTCCGACGCGGGGTGGGCTGGGGTGGAGCAGCGCAACGACGGGACGGTGTGTGTCCAGGTCCAGCTCCACTCGACGATCCCCGGCACTGGCATCATCCGTCCTGCGGTGGAATTCCGGACGCCCGAGCAGCGCTTCGAGATCCATCGGCGCCCCTTCCGGCCCGGAGTGGACAAGGAGCGGGGCACCTCTTGGTGGCTGTACGTGGATGAAGGTCCCTTCGGGAAAGGACGGCGGCTCGTACCTTGGCGGTTCGAGCACCTTCGGGAGCTGCACTGCGAGCTTCAGGCACGCGTGGCCGAGCACGTTCTGAGGCTGTCGTGACGGAGCGGTTGGTGATGGAGGTGCTGAACCGTGCCCTCGGGCCGGGCTTTCGGTGCGTCTTGTCCAGCTCGGACTGGCACGACTTGACCGTGCACGTCCAGGCTCCGGGGGATCCCTGCGTCTTCATCCTTCGGCGCATTCGGCTCCCGAGGCACATCTTCCCCCAGCTCTTTCCCTCCAACAGCCCGAAGTACCGCCGGGTGTGGCAGGTGCGCCACTCCGTCCGACAGCTCCATTGGACCTCGGAGGATCCGACGGGCTGGATTTTGAACCTCTCCCAGGTCGTCGGGCTCGTCCAGGCGGAGCTGGCGCGGATGTGCTTGGAGAGGCCGTGACCCACGCTTCGGCCTGGCGGGTGGTGTACGCGGTGCAGAGGCGGCTCTCGGGAGCCTTCGCGCACCCGAGCGTGCGGTGGTGGGCGAACCGGGCGGGGGAGACGCTCGAATTTCCGGTGGCCGGGACGAGCGGGGAGGTCGTCTACACGTTGCAGCGCCAGAAGCTCTTGGCGGGCCGCTGTTGGATTGTGAGCGCGTTCCGGTACGCGGAGCCCAACATCCCCGTTCGGACGCTTCTGGAGGCTGTCCAGGCGATTCAGGCCCACCTCGCGTACCGGGCACTGTCGGGCCTATGACACCCTCCTCGGCGCGCCGCGTCATTCGGGTGGTGCTGGCCCGCTTCGAGCCGGGGACCTTCCGGCATGGGCAGGTGGTTCCCCCGCTTCGGGAGCGCCAGTCGAAGGGTGGGGGAGAGGCTTCTCCGCGGGCGATCTCCTTCACCCTCCCGTCCTGGGATGGGTGGGCGCGCTTCCTTCTCAACCGGCTGGATCCAAAGGGGAGAATGGGGAGCTTCGTGACGTGGGAGAGCCCGGTGGGCTTCTTGAAGGGGTGGAACCTCTCCGGGCTCAAACGCAACCCGGACGCTGGGATGGGGGAGAGATCGGTGGTAGTGGACGGTCCCAGCACCTACCACCGTCGGCTTTCAGAAGTTGTACAAGAAATGAAAGCGCAGATGGCGCGGCGGGCCCTGGAGGTGGGATGAAGCTGACCTCGGCGGGGAGAGTCCTGAAGGCGGTGAAGGCTTAGTTCGAGCGGGGCACCTTCTGGCAGTCGGAGGTTATTGGAACCTCTGGGACGCCAGGAGTGAAAGGTGCACGGGCGGTCGTCTTCACCTTCGGGACGGTGGGGCCGATTGCGTGGATCCGCATCACCCACATGGAGCCTCCCCCCATCCACGAGGGCTGGCTCTACCGGGACAAGGCGCGGTGGGTGCTGAGCATCTCCCTCGTCTACCGGAATGAGCCCGACTCGAAGCATGCGACGCTCCGGGATGTCGTCTGGGAGATGAAGGTAAGAATTGCGCGGGCTTGGCTCCGAGGGAGCCAGTAGCTTGTCCGAGAATGAAGCAAATCGCGTGATGGGCCTCCTGAAGGCGGAGACGGGCCTCGTGTCCACCGCCGCGTATCCACCGGGCGGATGGGAAGTGGTTCCAGCCCGGAAGTCGCAGCGGCGGCAACGCCTGGGGAAATTTTACATAACTTTTGAGACCAAGACGGGGGAGTGCTTGCTGGTGGTGTCCCGGGTGGCGTGGAGACCGTGGCGGCTCGAAGTGGAGGAGCGGGAAGTGCAGTACCACATGACGATGAATGGGTTGGTGGAGGCGGTGAAGGCGGCGGCGGTGATGCTGGTTCTCAAGCGTTCCTAGGGGCTTGCATTCTTCCGAATTGGCGGGGAGCTTGACCCGTCCTGTAAGATGCGGGAGGCTGGAAAGGCTCCGTGGCTCGCCGTCCCATCACGAAAGAATTCTACGAGGCGCTCCTGAAGGCGTACCGGGAGGCGCCCGGTCAGCATCGCTACGCCGCGGTGGCCGCCGGCTGCGCCTTCGAGACAGCGCGCCGGGGCTGGGCGCGGGGGTGGGCCCAACACGGCTTCTCCGCCATTGAGCAAGTCCTGAAGGACGAGCACCTGGCGCTCCGCGCCGCGCGCCAGGAGCTGACCGCGGAAGGGCTGCGTGAGAGCATCATCGCCAAGGCCACCTCCGAGGCCGCGCTGGAGGCCACCGCCATCCGCGAGAAGGCGGAGGCGGAAGCGGAGGCGCTCCGGGTCGCCGCGGCGAAGGAAGCGGCCGAGCTGCGCGCCTTGGCTGAGTCGGGCCTGGCTGACGCCGAGGGGAAGCTCTCCGGCGCGGAGCTGAAGCTGAAGGAGGCGGAGGCGCTCGCGCTCCAGAAGGCGGCCGAGGCTGAGACTGCCGCGACGGCGCGCCTGGCCCAGGCAGAGCAGGACGCGAAGCGGCGGATGGCGGACTTGCTCGACAAGGCGAAGGTGGACGCCGCGGAGACGATGGCGGACGAGGCGGTGGGGGCGAAGCTCGGGCGGAAGGTAGCGGTGACTGCGGTGGCGGTGGCCACGGAGACGCTCCAGCAGGGGCGCGCCCTGGCCGCGCGGCTGAAGACGCTCATCGAGGACAAGGCGACGGTTTTGACGCCGCTCCAGATCGTCCGATGCTTGCGGGAGCTGGGCCACTTCGCGATGGCCGCGGAGCGCAGCGTCATGCTCGCGCTTCAGGTGGAACGTCTCAGGGTGGGGGAGCCGACCGAGGTGGCGGGGTTGTCGATGGTGGAGGAGGCGACGCTGGAGGAGGAGGAGACTTGGGCGGAGGCGGCGCTAGACTCCGTGCGGCGGGCGAGGGAAAAGAAGGAGCGCGAAGGCGCAGGGGCGGAAAGCGATGGCGTACCAGTTCAAAGTACCGGCAATGGGGCCGTCCACTGACTTGGAACTGAGGGTTGGGCCCCTCACGGTTTCGAAGATCCGGACACTCAAAGCTGCGCTGGAGAAGGCGGCCGGCTGGAAGGTAGTGGGCTCGGGGGACGTTCCGGTCTACCAGGCGAACCTGGGGCGGGTCGCCCGCGGTGAGGCTCCAGCACCCACGTTCCACGTTCCCGATTGGTGTAAGCAGACAGGCTACACGAAGCTCCCCACCGGCACCGGCTGGGGATTCGTATCCGGAATCCACCCGCTCGTTCGGCCCGCGGCTCCGTTCGATCCAGGGAAGAATGCCCGCGTATGCTGTGACGAGGCGGCGGCGGCGGGAGTGGCTGTAGCGAAGCGAGCGAAGGGTTTCGAGAAGGTCATGGGCAAAGTCTTCTGCTCCACCGGCGCCAGCGTCCCGCTCGTTCTGGAGCTGGAGGCTTTGGCGCGGTTGGGCGCGCCGAATGCGGTGTTGGAGCGGGCGCTCAACGCCGGGACGTTCACCGCCGAAGAGGTACGCGGGGCGATCTGGGCTCTGCATCGGAAGGGCTTGGTGAGCGAGGAGCTTCACGTTCACGTCCGCGCGGAGCGCGCTGACTCGGGCTTCGCGGATCGTCCGGAGACGGATCGCTACTTGCTCTGTGAGGGGTGACGTGAGCTTTCACCCTGTCCTCGCGGCGCCGCTCCTCGACGAGCTGGATGCGCTCCTGATGATGAGCGGGTGGGAGCCGATCGAGGGGAAGCTGAACGAGATGAAGATGACGCGGGAGGACGCGGACGATCTCCTTCGCCACCTCGTCTCCCGTCACACCGACGTCAACCCCATCGGCGCCATCCCTCACACCCACGCGTTGGCGGGGAGGCTGTCGCTGTGTCGTCGTTGGGCGTGCTCCCCGCGGCTCCCCACGGTGGGCTCGCTGGAATGAGCTTCTCCCCGCTCCTCACGACACCGCTGGACCGAAGCCCGCGCGCGCTCGTCTTCCGCCACGCGCGGACCGACATCAACTCCTTCGTCACCGCCGTCATGCGCGACGAGAAGACGGGGCGACCCTTGCGTCAGGCCCCGGTGCACCAGGCGTGGCACGAGCTGGCGGACAAGAACAACCGCCTCATCCTCTGGAGCGCGGTCGAGCACGGGAAGACCACTCAGCTCTCCATCGCCCGGACGCTGCACGAGTTGGGGAAAGACCCGACGTTGCGCTGCGCCATCGTCTCCAACGCCTACAAGCAGTCGGAGAAGCTGGTGAGGATGGTGGGGCAGTACATCGAGACGAGCCCGGAGCTGCACGAGGTTTTCCCGGAGCTGCGCCCGGCCACGCCCTGGACCAACCAGCAGCTCTACGTGGTGGGGAACCGCTCGAAGGATCCCAGCGTCCAGGCGGTGGGCGTCCACGGCACCATCCTCGGCGCCCGTATTGACAGGCTCATCCTCGACGACATCCTCGACTTCGAGAATTGCCGGACCGCCACGGCGATGCAGGACTTGTACGACTGGTTCCACGCCACCCTCGAAGGCCGGCTCACGAAGGACGCCCGAATCATCTTCGTCGGCACCGCCTTCCATCCGGAAGACTTGATGCACCGGCTGGCGAAGTCGCCGGGCTGGTCCAGCTTCCGGTACCCCGTCGTGGACAACGAGGGGAAGCCGCGGTGGAAGGCGGCCTGGCCGGAGGAGCGGATTGCGGCGAAGAAGGCCATCATGCCGCCGATCGAATTCGCGCGGCAGTTTCTGTGCCTGGCGCGGGACGACGCCGAGGCCCGCTTCAAGCGTGAGTGGATTGACCGGTGCATCGCCGCGGGGGCGGACGCGCCCGTGAAGTTCAAGAATTTCGCCCTGTGGAATGGGCTCCAGTGCTACGGGCTCCAGACGATGCCCCCCGGGTGTAAGACGTACACGGGGGTGGACCTCGCGGTTCAGCAGCACGCGGCGGCGGACTGGACCGTGTTCTTCACGCTCCTCCTCTTGCCGGACCAGACGCGGGTGCCGCTGGAGATCCTCGCGGGGAAGTGGACCGGGCCGGAGATTGTGGATCGCATCATCGACGTCAACCGGCGCTTCTTCTCCTTCGTCGTCGTGGAGAACAACGCCGCCCAGGACTTCATCCTCCAGTTCACCCGCAACCAGGCCGCGCTTCCGCTCCGGGCCCACACCACCGGCCGGAACAAGGCGCACCCGGAATTCGGCATCGAGTCCATCGCCGCGGAGATGAGCCAGGGGAAATGGGCCATCCCCTCCACCGGCCCCATCATGTGCCCGCCGCCGAACGTGCTGGGGCAGGGGAAGGTGGAGAAGGAAGTGGCGGTGTGGATCCAGGACATGCTGTTCTACAAGCCCGACGGCCACACGCCGGACCGGATGATGGCGGCGTGGTTCGCGCGCGAGGGCATCCGAATGGGCGCGGAGAAGGTGTCGGTGCTCCCCGGCAACTTGACGGTGAGGTAGCGCGGGAGGCCGGCTCGGTGGTAGGGGTATTCCCTTCAGGGGGTGTACGGTGGTCGAAGACGCGAGCGGTCACATCATCCTTCCCAACGGCTTCACCGCCTGCGGGCAGGAGGTCTTTCCCGATGCCCTCCAGGCGTACCGGAGGAAGGAAGCTGCGCACGAGACGTTCATTCTCTGGTGTGAGGCCTGCACCAAAGCGGAGGAGTCGAATGGAAGGCACGGAGCTGGAGAGGGCGCTGGCGGACGACGCGAAGCGAAAGAAAGTGGAGGCGAGCATGCCGGACCGCCGGGTGACGGGGGATCCGACGTCCCTGTACGGGGGAACGCCGACGGGGCCGGAGGCGGTGACGGCGCGGTACTGCAAGCACTGCGGCCGGAAGCTGTCGTCCGGGGAGAGCTGCCCGGAGCACCCGGAGGCGGAGGTGAGCCCAGTCCACCCCGCCCAGCCGAGCCCGACGTCGCAAGCGGGGACTGAGCTGAGCCCCGAGCTTCAGGCGAAGATGCTGGCGGGGCTGGAGACGCAGCAGGCAGCCCTGGCGAAGCTGGTGGCGGCGGGCCTGCTCAAGGCGGCCCAGGACATCCTCGCCGCTGGCGCCGTGGCCATCTCGAAGGGAAAGGGCCTGGACACGGCGACGACGCTCCGGAACATCGAGGCCATCGGCAAGGCGCTCGGTTTCGCCGTTGAGGCGGATCGGCTTGGCGACCGGGCGGTGGCGCGGACACCCGCGCCGGATCAGCACGCGCTGGACGTGGCTTGGGGGCTTCTCTCCAACGCTCACGGGGGAAGCTGGGACAACGCGGACCCGACGTGGAAGAAGGCCGCGGAGGCTTGGCGGGACTCCTTCTACAAGAGGCAGCCGTGAGGGTCGTCCGGGTGCCGGTGGCGAGCTGGTTCATCGAGGTCCGGGTAGACACGCGTATTGGTCGCCTTACGGAATGGGTGCTGGACACGATCGTCAAAGTCCTGGGGAAGATCAACGGGCCTCTCGTCCAGGGCTCGATGGGGGATCCTCATCTTCAGGACGTAGTGGAGAAGGATCGGTGAATGCTCTCCCGAAAGAGGAAGCCGGTGGGTTGTCGGGGGTGGCGGACACCCCGCACAACCGCGCGTCGCTGGCCGCGGAGGCGCTCGGGGGTGTCCTGTGGACGAACGCCATCCACACCCGAGTCGAGGTGAGGGTGTCCTTCCTGGACCGGCTGCGCATCCTGTTCCACGGGAAGCTGAACCTGCGGATGCAAACGAAGACGCAGTTCAACCCGGGCCAGACGTTGAGCGGGAGCGAGGTGTACGTGCCCCGCGTCTTCCCGGGCTTGCGCCGGCCGGAAGCGTCGGCGATGTTTTCGGACGCGCCGCGGGGTAAGCTGGAGCCGTGATCCCGCTCCTCCGAAAGTTGGTCAAGCGCTACCGCACCCTGAAGAAGAAGGTGAAAGCTCTGCGCGAGGAGCTTTCCGAGCTGAAGGCGGATCTCGCGCGCTCGGCTCTCATCGGGGATGTCCCGGCCAACTGGATGATTGGCGGGGTTGGTGCTGCGCCGATCCCGTGGGGCATCCCCGGCTTCGTCCCAGGGCCGGCGCTGCCGGGGGCCGCGCCGATCGGCATCGTGCCTCCGGGGCCGGCCACTGCGCCCAATCCGTTCCTCGCGCCGGGCGGCACCTACATCATCTCCACCAGCACCTCGGGCGAGAGCCACTAGCCAATGTCCAGCGCTACCGTCGTCGAGGCCGACGCAGGCCGCTCCGTCATCGCCGGCACCGGCGGGCAGATCATCCCTGACGACGCGATGGAGAAGATCCGCCGGCTCGGGATGACGCCGCGCCAGCAGCTCTTGAACTGGCTGTGGAGCTGGTACAAGTGCGCCCACTACGAGCCCTGCAAGTTCAACTGGGACGGCTCGGAGCACGCTGACGCTCTGGACCACGAGGCCATCGCCACCGGCCAGCAGATCCCACCCGGCTTCGTAGACGCCGGGGCCCAGACGATGCCTCTGAAGTTTCGGCGGCCGAGCGCCCCGTACAACCTGTGCAAGGTCATCGTGGACCGCTTCACGGGCCTCCTCTTCTCCGAGCGCCACCACCCCCAAATCCGCGTGGAGGGAGATCCCGAGACGGAGGAGTACGTGCGCGCGCTCGCGGAGGCGGCGCGGCTCTGGGCGGCGATGATCCAGGCGCGGGCTTTCGGCGGCGGCCAGGGGACAGTGGCCATTGGCTTCAAGTTCATCGACGGCAAGCCCCTCATCGAGATCCACGACGCGCGCTGGACCCACGCGGAGTGGGCGGACCGGACGACTCTCACCCTCAAGGGCATCGAGAAGCGCTACCAGTACCCCAGGGAGATCAAGGACCCGAAGACCGGGCTCTACGTTGAGGTGAAATTCTGGTACCGGCGGATCATCACCGACCAGCAGGACATCCTCTTCAAGCCCGCCATCGTCACCGAGGAGGAGCCCCACTGGGAGGTGGAGGACGCGGTGACGCACGGGCTGGGCTTCTGCCCCGTGGTGTGGGTCCAGAATCTCCCGGTGGTGGATGACGTGGACGGGGATCCCGACTGCCAGGGCATCTTCGAGATCATGGAGGGGATGGATCAGCTCATCGCCCAGGCGCACAAGGGCACCCTGGCCAACTGCGATCCGACGCTGATGGTGGAGACCAACGCGGATCTCCCCGAGGTGAAGAAGGGCAGCTCTTGGACCCTGAAGGTGCCGGTGGGCGGCTCGGCCGGGTACATGGAGATGACCGGCTCGGGCTCGAAGGCGGCGCTGGAGATGGTGGACAAGCTCCGCGCCTTCGCGCTCGAAGTGGCACAGTGCGTCCTGGAACACCCGCAGATGGCGAACCGGACCGCGACGGAGATTGACCGCGTGTTCAGCTCGATGCTGGCGAAGGCGGACATCCTCCGTGAGCAGTACGGCGAGAAGGGCGTCAAGCCGCTCCTGCGGATGATGTTGAAAGCTGCGGCGAAGCTGGCCCAGCCGGAGACGGAGACGGACGAGGAGGGCAACGAGACTTCCGTGTCCAAGGGCCTCCTCCTCCCGAAGAAGGCGGTGAAGAAGGGGGACAAGACGACGATGGAGGAGCTGGTGATGGGGCCGAACGCGCTCGACGCCGAGCTGAAGCTCCAGTGGCCCCCCTACTTCGAGCCGGTCATCTCCGACGTGGTTCAGTCCGTCACCGCCGCGGTCCAGGCCAAGGCCGGCGCACTCATCGACGACGAGCACGCCTCGAAGTTTGTCGCGCCCTTCTTCCGGGTGGAGGATGTGTCGAGCCTCCTGGAGCGGATCAAGAAGGAGACGAAAGAGCGCCAGGAGGAGATGGACGCGCTGATGATGGGTGGCGGGGGCAAGGGTGGCGGCGGAGGTGGTGGGAAGGGCGGCGGAGGCGGGATGTCCTTCGACAAACCCATCTCGGACAAGGACTGGAAATGAATGGCTGGGGGGTGCTGGTGGCCTTCGCGTTGGCCGGCGCCGCGGGCTTTGGCGGCTTCATCCTCGGGCGGGACGCAGCGCGTCAAGAGGAGATCCAGTCGAAGCGGGATGAGAATGCTCGGCTGAGGGTGGATGTGGATCTCCTACAGACGCAGGTTGTACCGTTGGACCGTCGTGCGCACGCTCTCCAGACGTGGTACGAAAGTCGGGATGATGAGCTGCGCCTCACGTCTCGCCGCCCTTAGTCTGCTCCTGGGCCTGGCCGCGCTCGCGCAGCAACCGCAGATCCAGCTCACGAAGATCTGCGACGCGACGGCGAGCCCCCCGCAGTGCGCCTCGGTCGCCGCGGACGGTACGCTGAAGACGAGCGCGGGCGGTGGAGGGGGTGGCGGAGACAACGCCTCCAGCGCAACGGGCGCGGCAGTGCCGGCTGACGCCAACTACACCGGCTTCAATTCCGGCGGGAACCTCGTGGGGGTGTCCGCTGCCAACCCGCTCCCGGTGGCGTCACTCCAGTCGGGCACCTGGAGCGTCAAGCTCCTCGACTCCGGCGGCACGAATCAGCTCTCCATCGACGCCTCCGGCCGGCTCACCGTCCTTCAGGGCGGAGGCGCCTGGAGTGTGACGCAATCCGGGACGTGGACAGTCCAGCAGGGCACTCCGCCCTGGAGCGTCTCCCAGAGTGGCTCCTGGACCGTGACGGACAACCAGGGCTCCCCCAACACCCTCGCGAATGCCTGGCCCCAGAAACTCACCGACGGGACCAACGGGCCGGTGGCAGTGAAGGCGGCGAGCACGGCCGCGGCAGCCGCGGATCCGGCGCTCGTCGTGGGTCTCAGCCCCAACTCACCCCTCCCAGCCGGCTCGAATGCGCTCGGATCCGTCTCGGTGTCCAACTTCCCCGGGACTCAGCCAGTGAGTGGGACGGTAACGGCGAACCAAGGCACCCCCAACACCGCGGCCAACTCCTGGCCGGTCGAGGTGACCGACGGGACGAATGTGCTTGGGACGGCGGCGCACCCAGTACGTGTGGACCCGACGGGGACGACGACTCAGCCAATCTCCGCGTCCTCCCTTCCTCTGCCCACCGGCGCGGCCACCGCCGCCAACCAGACCGCGGTCCAAGGCACGGCTGGGAGCCCGTCCACGACTGTGGAGACGATTCAGGGGGTTTCCGGCGGGCAGCCCGTCCCGGTCTCCGGGACCGTCACGACGTCACCGCCCGCCAACGCCAGCACCAACGTCACTCAATTCGGGGGAAACCCTGTGGTTACTGGGACGGGAGCGAGCGGAGCGGGAGTGCCGCGCGTCACCGTGTCGTCAGACTCCTTCCCCGCGGTCCAGGCCACGCAGGACTTCGACGCGGGGGTGAGCCTGGCGCAGCTTCAGGCGCAGCTCGCCGCGGTCCAGAATCAGCTCGCCGCGCTCTCCGCTTCCACGAAGCTCCCAAAAGGGCTCGACGGGCGCGTGGCCACGGATGTTGACCACATCTCCCAGGCCATCCCCGTCCAGCCACACGCGGTGACGCTCGACGGCGGAACGGCTTCGGTGACGGGGACGGTGACGGCGAATGCGGGGATGGGGCCGTTCATCGTGGGTGGGCCCGTCTCCTCGGGCACTGCGCCCTCACCGACGCTTGATACCGGTTTTCCCGTCAACGCAACGCTCAACCGGGTCAACACCCGGACGCTCACTTCCGCCGCCTTCTCGACGGGAGGCGCGGGACGAGTATTGGTGGTGGCGGTCACTTTCGCCGCCGCTGGGACGACGGTCTACCCCGTCACCATCTCCGACGCGGCGGGCCTGACCTGGACGAAGCAGGTGGAGAACATCGAGTCTCCCAACGCCGCGGGCGCGGCCGTCTGGACCGCGTACTCCGCCAGCACCCTCATCAACGACACCATCACCGCCACCAACTCCGCCACCGTCCTGCTCTCCGGGGAGTTCAGCATCTACTCCTTCGCGAACGCGAGCCAGACCGTCGGCGCGAAGGGCGGGCGCAGTTGGGTGTCCGGGGCGGCGCTTCCGGTGGACTCGACTGCGCTCAGCGTCCAGGCCGGCTCCTGGGTCATCGCAGCCTTCGTGGACGGTAATACCGGTGTGGGCCTCCCGGGGACGACGCTCTCCACCACCACCTTCGACGTCACCTCTCAGGACGTCGGCAACGGCAACTCCTTCGGGACGGCGCACTCAACCGTCGCCTCGACAACTTCCGGTACCCTCACCATCGGCACCAACGGCTCCGACACATTCCTCCAGACCGCAGCCATCGAGCTTCAAGCCCAGGCGTACCCGGCGCTAGTGGCGGGCGTCTACAACGTTCCTCAGCCGTCGCTCTCCCCGGGACAAGTGGCCCAGGCGCAATCCGCGCAGCGCGGCGGGCTCGTCGTGGCTACGGGCTTGGACCCGTTCCTCCCGAGCCAGGCGTCCAATTCCCTACCGTGGAGCGGCGTAACCAACGTCGTCCTTCAGCCTTTGAATCCGCTGCTCCAGCGGTGTAATGCTGTCCGCCGCTCCAACTGCCAACCCTGAAGGAGAAGCACATGAAGAACTGGAAGCGTTACGCGATCCTCATCTCCCTCCTCGCTCTGCCGATGCTCGCGCGTGGCGACATCCTCCCTCCGGGCGCGACTCTCGTGGCGCAGTCGTCCACGCGCAACGACGCGGCGATCTGCCTCAACGCGCAGGGCACCACCCAGCAGACCATCACCATCCCAATCTGCCCCGGCGGCCAGTACGCCTACATCACGGGGATCTGGTCCGACGTGGCCACCTCCGCCGCGCCGACCGCGGGGCTCGCGACCACCACCACCACCAACCTGAACGGGCTCGCGCTCCAGTCGGCCGTCACCGCGACCGCCGGAATCATCGCCAACAACTCGCGCATCCCGGCCACCCCAATCAAGGCCGTGAGCAACGCCCTGGCGACGACGATCGTGAGCAACGCGGCGATCGCCTCCGTCTCCTTCAACCTCTCCGCCTGCTACTACTGCGCGCCGTAAACTGGAGGTTCTCAATGAAACGGTTTTTCCTGCTTGCAGCGTTGCTGTTCTCGCTTTCGGTCCACGCCAGCACCATCACCACCTCCAAGGCGGAGGCGGAGGCAATCTTCACCGCGGCCGGAGGCGCAATCACCGTCCTCTATCAGGTGTTGCTCGGTGCGGTGGTCAACTTCGCCTTCAACACCGGCAACGGGTGGGTGTACTGCGTCGTGACCGGTGTGTACATGGAGACGGATTTCAAGAGCGACATCGCCGGAATGAAGTTCAAGGTGACGACAGTCACCCCGTGATCTTCATCCGAAAGCCGCTCCTGGGGATTGTCCTGCGGCAGGCCCAGGAGCAGATCCGCCATGAGCTGGCCCTCCTCGACGAGAAGCCCACCAGCAAAGGCTTCCGTCCGCGCCGCTACGACATGGACCAGCGGCGCACCGCCATCTTCCAGCGCGTCCAGCGCGCCCTCTTCCAGGCCCACCGGCCCGAGCCTTGGGGCTTCCGGGAGATGATGAGGAAGCTCCTCGCGTGACGCTCCCCTACAGCGACACCGACATCCTCATCGACTTCTCCGCGCCGGTGAGCGTGTCGGTGTTGACGGCGCTCCTCCCTTTCACGAGCTGGCCGCACACCGGCGGGCTCCTCTTTGCGGTGGTCAACCTCGACGCGGCGAATCCCCTGACGGTCATCCTGGACCGGAGCGAGGACGGGGTTTCGCCCGACTCGGATCCGGTGACTGGGAAGACCCAGACAGCCACCGCGCCGCCGCTCTCCCAGTGCTCCTTCGAGATTGGGCCCAATCCGCTCGCCAGCTACTGGCGCCTCTCCGCCCACACCGCGAGTCCCGGCTTTCCGACGGTTCAAGTAAAGTGGAGGGTGAAGGCCATCGTTCGGAGGCAGTAGCTCGGTGGAAGGTGAATCGCTCGTCCAGCTCTACGGGCTCCGGGGCGCGCTCATTCGTACCCTGCACCGGACGTTGAAGACGCTGGAGGAGAAGACGGGGAAGGATCCCGAGACGGTTTCGAAGTGGCTGAGGCACGAGCTGGAGCGGATGGAAAAGGCGAATGCGGATCGGGGTTGATTTCGACAAGACGCTCGTCAGGCAGGACACGGCCTACGAGGACGTGACGACTCCGCTGGAGTGGCTCCCCGACGCCAAGGACGGCCTCCTGTCGCTCGCCGCCGCGGGACACGTGCTCGTCCTCTTCAGCTCCCGCGCCTCGAAGCGGCTCCTCACCGGGGAGAACACCTACACCCTCACCCTGCGCGACGACTTCGAGCCCTGGTACCCGGAGGACGACGAGTACGAGCTTCACATCATCCGCTATCTCCAGATGCTCGACTTCGTACACCGGGAGGTGCCGGGCGTTTTCTCCGCCGTTACGGCAGACAAGAGCGGCCTGGATCTCTTCATCGACGACAAGGCGCTGCGCTGCGGAAGCGGCCCGACGGCGATGAACTGGGAGGAGATTGGACGGGCTTTCGGCGAGCGGGTATACCTAGGGGCGACAGGGGGCAGCGCGTGAAACAGAAAGTCCACCACATCAAGAAATTCGCTGACGGGAAGGAGACGCCCGAAGAGATGCACCGGCGCCTTGCCTTCGCGGGCGGGAAGTGTCTCGGGTGCGGAGGCCCCCCGGCCATCCGCATCAAGACTTTCGCTCCGGTCGACGAGATGGTGAAGAGGAACCCGGGCCTGGTGGCGCGGCTGATGGCGATGAACCCCAATGGGCCCTTCCTCCCGACGGTGAAAACCGTCAACGGGGAGATGCTGTTGATCTCCAACATCTACGCCTGCGACCGGTGCAAGGTGACCGCCGAAAAGCAGGCGGCGAAAGGACCGAGTTGGGTTCTCGTCGACATCGATCGCGGGCCCCCGAAGATGAGTCCCGTGTCGCAAGTGCCCATCAATTCACAACTCGCGTGAGCCGCGAGCGCTGGAGGCGGATGGTGGAAGACGACGCGAAACGGAAGGCGGAAGACGCGAGACAGCGGCTCGTCGGTCGGGCGACGACGGACGGGCTCCCTCCGCGCCCCGGCTTCGAGGACAAGGGCGTGCCCGCGCCCGCGCGCCCGGACGGACAGCACGAGGCGTACTACATCCTCTCCGAGGAGGAGCGCGCGAAGGGTTTCGTCCGTCCCGTGCGCAACAGCTACATCCACACGAAGTGCGGGGTGGTGACGCGGATGGGACAGGCCATCGCCGAGACGTACGCCCGAAATCCGCAGTTTTACGGCTCCACCTTCTGTGTCGGGTGCCACGCCCATTTCCCCGTCGGAGCTGAGGGGGAATTCGTCTGGGACGGGACGCAGGACAAGGTGGGTACGTGAGCGAGCTGACCCACCGGTGGATGAAGTCCACCGAGAAGCCCGAGAAGAAGAAGGAGAAGGAAGACGGCCCGGGGGAGCAGCGCGCGTACAAGAAGCTCCTCGCGGAGGCGGAGGAGCACGGCGCGACGCTGGCGAACGAGGGGAAGGGTGGGCTGCCCTCGTCGCTCGTCCTGGGGGTGTTCCGGCGGGACGAGTACCGGTGCAAGCGCTGCGGCCTGCGGGAAAACCTCTCCCTCCACCACAAGGGCGGGATCGTGAAGTCGAAGTGGCTCTCCAAGAAGGGCCACTCCAACGACCCCAACAACATCGCCGTCATCTGCGACAAGTGCCACGACGACATCCACGAAGAGGCGCGCGAGGATGGGGATGACTCTTCCCAAGTCAAGCCCGAAGGTGATAAGCAGTCGGATCAGCGCTGAAGCTCGCACCCTCTCCCGGAGACCAAACTCATGGCCGTGCTCGTCCGCAACCACACTGGCTTCCCCGTTGGCATCCCCGACATCTACGGCCCCAACCCGACCCTTCAGCCGGGTGGCAGCGTCATCGTCCAGGACTTGCTCGCGAACGTTCAGGCGGCCCTGGGCAACCCGCCCTCGACTTTCCTGGAGCTGAGCCAGGTCCCCGACTTCGAGCCCGGAGTCATCTTCCCGGTGGCGGGCGGCGCGGCGAGCACGGCGCTCGGCGTCCGCGCGGCCATCGCCACCGCCCTCCCCGCCTACACCAACAACGGCCTGTTGGGGGTGCTGGGGTTGCTGACGGCGAACGCGAACGGCGCCCTGGCGGCGCAGGACGGCGTGACGTTGGCGGTGGGGGATCGTGTCCTCCTCGCGGTCGGCGCGGCGGGCGTGGACAACGGCGTCTACAACGTCCTCTCGCTCGGCTCCGCTTCCACTCCGTGGCAGCTCCAGCGCGCGATCGACTGGGCCACCGGTTTCATCCACGGTGCCAGCGAGATCCGCGTTTCGGAAGGCACTCTCTGGAACAAGAGCCGTTGGGTCATCACCACCAACGGCGCGATGGTGATCGGCACCACGTCGATGGCCTTCATGCCGGCGGCGGTGAAGGGGACGTCGGCGGCGATGACCGCGGGGTCCATCACCATCAGCAACCAGTGGCTCGCGGCCGGCGCGGTGATCGGCCTCACCACCAACACGGTGGGAGGCACCCAGGGCAACCTGAAGGCCGCGGCTGCGTCGCGCACCCCCGGCTCGGGCAACGGCTCCTTCATCATCACCAGCTCCTCCGGCGCGGACACCTCGACCGTGGACTGGGACGTCATCAACTTCCCGTAAGCCGGAGGCAGCATGGGACTGAATCCTTTGGCGCTGCAAAACTTCGCGGAGAGCGAGGGCCAGGAAGCCTTCGACGCTCCCGCGGAGCAGGGTGAAGGTTCGGCGGGCGACGCCGGGCTGGACATGCCCGACAACCTCTCGCGCGAGGCGATGCAGCACCGGCTCCAGGAGCCCCACGTGGGGTACATGGAGATCGAGAGCGCGAAGGGGAAAGGCTTCTCCTGCGGCAACTGCCGCTTCCTCATCGAGGGCGCCTACTGCGCCAACACCGCGGTCCAGTCCTACGTCTCGGAGAAGAAGGGGTGCTGCAACCTCTTCGATCCGAAGGACGGCGAAGCGACTCCGCCGGACGAGTGGGAAGCGTTCAGCGACCTCGACGGCGAGGGTGACGAGGAAGAGGAAACCAAACCAGACTCGGAGGAAGGCTCCGAGGAGGGCGGCGACGAGGGTGAGGACGAAGACGAGGAGTAGTTGGCCTCGCCCCGTCGCCCGCCGTGGACAAGTACGAAGCGCGCGTAGCGAACAAGGCGGGTGGGTGGATCACCTCCCACCACCCGTCGCGCAAGTCGGCTGAGAAGTGGATCGACGAGACCCGCGCCGCGCAGGGCGGCGGGCTCGGGCAGATCGTCGAACTGGCAGCGGCTGCGCTGAAGCCGGCCAAAGGCCACGCGCCGAAAGCGTACGAAGCTGTCCTGGACGAGCACCGCGCGCGGTTGGATCGCCTCGTGGACCGCCGCGGGGTGGCTCGGATGAAGAAGGTCTACGACGAGGCGTACCGCGAGGTGGAGGCGCGGCTGCGCGCCGTCCTGCGAAGCGGGATGAAGGATTCGTTCACCGCCTACCAGCGCCAGGTGGCGCTCGCGCAGATCAAACAGGGCCAGGTGCTCCTCGCGCGGAAGCTTTCCGGAGAGCTGGGGGACATCTCCCGTGAGGCGCAGACGGAAGCCATCGAAGCCTTCGCGAAGGACTTGCGGAAGCTGGAGAAGACCTTCACCGGCGCCGCCGTCCCCCTTCGAATCGACGAGGCCGTGAAGCTCCAGACGCTCGTCCAGAAGCGCCGGCCCGAGCTGGACGACATGCACAGGAAGTCGATGGCCCGGTGGGGGACGCGCCTCTTCGAGGACGTGCACGATCAGCTCACGCTCTCCCTGGTGGCGGGGGAGACCACCGAAGAGGCCATCGCGCGGATCCCCGAGGTGGCCGCGGCGGAGTGGTGGCAAGGGGAGCGCATCGTCAGGACGGAAACGGCCTGGGCCTTCAACGCATCGCATCACGACAGTTTCGTGGAGGCGGCGAAGGAGCTGGAGGACTTGCGTACGCGCTGGAGCGAGCACGTGGACGACGCCACCTACGCTCCGCTCGACGACCGGGTGGGGGCCGACTCCATCGCCATGCACGGTCAGGCGGTCCCGGCGGGCGTCTCGTTCACGATGCCGAGGGATCCGGACGTGGACACGAAGATGTGGGGGAAGCAGTGGCTTTTTCCCCCGAACCGGCCCAATGATAGGGCCATTCTCGCGCCTTGGCGCCCGGGGTGGGGAGTTCCCGCCTGGGAGATGCGCGGGGGGAGGCAGGTGGACCTGTGACGTTTTTCTTTGCGGTGCTCCGGGACAAGTTGAACGGGGGTCAGCTCTTGGCCCAGCTCGCCCACGCGGCGCGAGAGGCACCCTTTGTGCGTCCCACCGAGGACGAGCGCGCGACCATCCTCGTCGGCACGAAGGAGCGGATGCTGAAGTTCAAGGCCGGCCTCGACACGCTCGGCTACGCGTACAAGGCGATCGTCGAGACGGACGGGCAGATGGCCGGCTCGCTCACGTCGATCGGTGTGGCGGTGGCAGGAGAGCCGGCGCGGGCGTCGTTGGAGCAGCTCTCCAACTACTGCGAGCTGACTCTGTGGAAGAAGGCGCCGATGTCCGCGGAGGCGGTGCGCCAGTGGCTCCAGAACCTCCCCAACGACACCGAGCGGTTCAAGTTCATCCTGGAGGCTTTGCGATGACGGCGAAGGATCGACGACTGGGGCTGAGCATGCTGGAAAACGCGCGCATCTTCTCGGAGTTCAATCTCCACCCGCGCTGGTTGACGGGGTGGGTGGCGGTACTGGCGATGGTTCTGGGCGCGTGCTCCCCGATGCGCTACGTGCACGGCGTTCCCAACCTCGACGTCGTGGAGTGGGGCGACGCGGGGAAGCCGGCGGTGGTCCGCTTCGGTCAGCCGGATCCGAAGGCGGGCCTGGAGCCGTGGAAGTACCTCCACGACAACTACAACGTCCACGTCATCGTCAAGCTCAACTCCGACGACGAGGGGAGCGACGAGCTGGCGGTGGAGGCGGGGATCTCCCTCATCAAGCTCCCCATCCCACCCTTCGACGGGACCAACATCGTTCAGGACGTGCAGCAGGACGTCCAGGGCCCGTCCTCCGCTCAAGACGAGCGGATTCAGGAGCTGATCAGCCTCTACCGCTCGATGGGGGTGGGAATTCATTGCTCCCACGGGCAGGATCGGACCGGCTACGAGATCTTCAAGTGGCGTCGACGGAACGGGTGGGGGTGCGCTCGCGCGTTCAACGAAGCCCTGAAGCACCACTTCCACCCGGCGCTGGTAGGTCTCCAAGATCGCATCGGGCACGAATGCCCGGGGCTGTGATAGGATTCGGACGATGCTTTCCCACCTCCTCCGCGTTGCGCATTCCACCCTTCGTGAGCAAGCAAAGCGCGGCTCGAAGCTCGCCCAGAAGCTGACGGGGGAGCCCCCGCGTTCCTCGAAGTGGCCGGGCGTCGAGCACGCCTTTCGCGCGTTGCACCCCACGTGCGCGGCGTGCGGCGGATCCGCGCGGCTGAACGTCCACCACATGAAGCCGTTCCATCTGGACCCGGCGCTGGAGCTGGACCCGAGGAACCTCATCACGCTTTGCATGGGTCCGCTGGAGTGCCACATCCGCATCGGGCACGGCGACGACTTCAAGGCGTACAACCCGAGCGTCGAGCTGGACGCGGCGAAGGTGCTGAAGGATCCGTCTTGTCGCGCGGCCGTGGAGATCTGGTCGAAGGCGAATCGCCGCTACGAGCTGGAAGATTGACGCAGATTCCGCGCGCCTGTACGTTGCCCGCGAAAGGACTCCCCCGAAATGGCCATCCATCCGAAGAAGCTGAAGGCTTTCGCCGACCACGACAAGGACGACGAGGATGAGCGCGACGAGGACCACGACGGTGGTGACGATGGCGACGGGGGAGATGACGGGGATGAGGGTGAGGGCGGCCACGGGGGTAAGCACGGCGGGGGCAAGGGAGACGGTGATGGAGGAAAGGGCAAAGGCAAGCCCCACGGGGGAGACGATGGTGGTGACGATGGAGGCGAGCATCACGTAGATCTCGACCAGGCCACCGAGGACGCGGAGAACGCCGCGGACAAGGAGATCGAGCACCACCTCCAGGACTACGACGGGGACGGCGACGAGCCCCCCGACTTCGTGCAGGACGAGGGCAAGTGGCACAAGGCCAAGAATGCCGTCGAGCCGAAGTGGGACGAGCTGGATGATCCGGTGGCGGTGGTGGCTTACGCCTACAAGCAGCTCGGCGGAAAGTTCAAAGGCGGCGGTAAGGGTGGTGACGGTGGTGAGGGCGGCGGCGACGGCGGAGATGAAGGCGACGACGACTGAGCACGCGCATCCGGAGGTAGGGGCATGGCGATCGACTCTTCCGAGGAGCACCCCACTCGGGACCTCGTGGAGCAGAACACGGATCCCCGTGTCCGCGTTGCGGTGCGCGATGTCCTGAAGCGGCTCGAAAAGCTGGACCAGCACTTCGTCAGCTACGGGCGCCTCCTCACCATCCTCGGTGGGACGCTCGGAGTGGCGCTGATGATCGGCGTGGGGATCGCCGGGTGGACCGTCACCTCCTCGAACAAGGCCGTCGCTCAGCTCCACAAGGACGTCCAGGAGGAGATCGCTGTCCACGAGAAGGAGCACGAGTTGGCGCTCAGCAACATCAAAGAGGGGGACGATCGGCGTGACGCGCTGATTACCTCCATTTACCAAGCCATAGTGGACGGGAAGATCGCCACGCCCCAGCGCGCCGCCGCGGCAGCGAAGCGCCAGCGCAGCGCGGCAGAGGAGTAGCTCTTGCGTACGCCGCGGCGCGGCGTGTACGATGGCGCGCATGGCTCTCCCCAAGGCCCCAGCACCCGAGAAGCTCCATGTGATGGTGCCGGACGAGCAGCGCGCGCCGCAGGAGCGCCCCATCTCCGTCTTCAAGGAGCCGAAGATGGTGAACGAGTACGGGTACGAGCCGTTCCAGGAGCAGCAGTGGCCGGCGGAGCGCCCGTTGAACTGGGAGACTCGGGACGGCGCCAAGCACGCCTTCGCGAACGACGCGCTGGGTTTCGAGGGTGTCCCCCGGGAGCACACCGAGCGCCGGGCGAAGGGTGACCTGGGCTTCGCGGGCGCGGACTACCAACGCGATTTCCCCTCTCGGCACTCAGTCGAGTCGCCGGCAGCGCCCTTCGTTCTGGGCTCCCGGCCGGTGAAGAAGTAAAGGAGACGACGATGGCGAGCGAGAGGCCGTTTGCAGGCAAGGGCATCGCGGGCTCGGTGAGCACGCCGCGCTCTCCGCGGATGCGCGCCCTGGAGAAGGGCACCGATTCCAAGATGTTCAACGCCGGACCGCAGATGACGATCGACCCGCAGATCGGCTCGCCGGTCGCGGGGACGGATCTCCCCGGCGTCACCGCCCAACACTACGACGAGTCCGAGGCGCTGGCTGCCAAGGGCAACGTCGTGAAGCCCACCACCGGGGGCCTGGACACCCCGTTCACCGTGAAGTAGGGAGAGCGAACCATGTGCAATGAGGATCTGGTCAGCGGAGATCTCCCGAAGGCTCACGAGGCGTACGACTCGAAGCACGGGAAGTACGACGGCTCGAAGGTGATGACCGCGAAGGCGAAGGCCGTCAAGCAGAGCGCCGAGACCCACCAGCCGTTGAGCATGAAGGGCGGGAAGTAGCCCGCATCCACCCCGGAGAAGGAAGATGAGCGACACCCCCAACCAAGATCTCCTGCAAGGCGAGACGCCCAACGCGGCGGAGACCTACGACAAGAAGCACGGGAAGTACGAGGATGTCGTGGCGAAGGTGCCGCAGAAGGATCTCCTCCAGGAGAGCCAGATGCCGAAGGGCACGGATCCCTCCCCCTTCACCGTCGGGCCGATGACGCCCAGCGGGCGGTAAACCATCACGCCCCGGTCGGGCCGGTAGCTCTTTCGAGACGGCCCGACCACTCCTTTCATGGCCGACAACTTCGCGCTCACCGGAAGCTACACGACGACGCCCAACGTCGGCGCGCCTTCCACGATCGCGGATCTCGTCGCGCCGATCGACGAGGAGTACCAACTCCTCGCCAAACAGCTCGTCTCCGGGCTCCAGCTCAACGCGGACAGCCCGCAGGCGGTTCCCTTCGGCGCGGTGGGGACGGTGACCCCCGGCGGTGCCAACATCATCATCATCAAGTCGCCCTCCCTAAAGATCGACGCGGTGCTGACGAGCGCGGACGGCACTTCTCAGGTGATTCCTGTGGACGGATTCCTGGCCCTCATTTCCCACACGGTGCCCTACACGGCGCTGAGCCTCACTCGACTCGCTGGTCAAGTGACCACAGTTGATGTATTCCTCGGGCAGACCGCGTAGGTCCCGCCTTCACAAGGAGCAACGACGCAATGGCTTCCACCCGCACCATCACCGAGACCCCGCAGAACCTCCTCGACAACGCCGATCCGAACCTCGTGCCGGACCTCCTGCGGCAGGTGAAGCTCGGGACGCACCTCACCCCCCAGAAGCAGACCTTCTCGGGCCTGACCTCGGCGGCGGCGCAGCAGGTGTTCGGGAACAACGCCGCGGCCATCGCCGCCGCCGCCTTTGCCACCCCCGGCGTCAACACCAACGTCGAGCCCCCGGCCACCTTCCTCCCGGCAATCCTCTCGGTCACCTCCCTCCGCGTCACCGCGGGCGCCGCCTTCGCGGGCTCGCGCATCGTGGTGGACTCCGGCGGAACCCCGCTGGCGGGCGACGCGGGTGGCCCGGGCGTGGCGGTGTTGTCAGACGACGGCACCACCCTCACCTTCGAGGCGGCCGTCACCGGCTTCGTCATCGAGTACATCCCCCGTCCCGCGGTCAACATGACCTCGGTTCAGGCCGAGTTCTAGAAGGAGCGGCAGTTCAACGTACCCGGGGGGACAGAGCGCCCTCCGGCGAATAGCCAAAAGCGTCTGGGACTATCGCCATTCGCCAGCCCGGCAAGTTGTCTCTGTCGTCCACGCGGACGGCGGCGGTAAACAGCCGGAATGACCGGACGGAGTAAACCCAGAGGGCTTCCACGAGGAAGCGATGCCGGACGCGAAAGACGGAGCAGGACCAGGAGCAGGTACACCTCCCCCACCCGATGCAGCGGCAGCAGCAGCGGCCGAAGCGGCGGCGAAGGAAGCGGCAGACAAGGCAGCGGCGGCGAAGGCTGCCGGAGCCGGTGGCGATACGGTGGTGGGCGACGGGAAAAACGTCGTCATCCCATCGAAGGCGCTGAAGAAGCGGTTGGACGACAGCAAGGACCGCGGACGCAAGGAAGCGCTCGCGGAGTTCCAGGAGAAGATCAAGAAGGCCGGCTTCCAGTCCTTCGATGATGTCCTGGCCAAGCTGTCCGCTCCGTCCCCGAAGGGCGGAGAGCGGCGGGAGACCCGGGAGACCCGGGAGACCACCACCTCCAACGGCGAGCCGAAGCCACCCCCAGGAGGCCGGAACGACCGGCGGGCCTGGGCCCGCTACCAGCGGGACCGCGCGGAGTGGGACAAGGAGCGTCAGGGACTCGCTCGAAAGGCCCGACAAGAGGCCGAAGCCCGGAAGCGGGCCGAGCGGGAGAAGGAAGGTACGGAGACCGAAATGGCCATCCGCGACGCCTGCTACAAGGCCGGTGTCAAGGATGTTCCGGTGGCCGTCTTCCTCCTGCGCACGGAGTTGAAGGGGAAGTCGGAGGAGGATCTGAAGGGGTTCGACGAGTCGAAGTGGCTCGAACAGCTCAAGACGGATCGCCCGTACCTGTTCGGTGAAGCGCCAAAGGTGACGAAGCCCGCCACAACCGGGACGAAGGGGGGAGAGCAGACTCCTCCGAAGCCCGGGGAAATTGCCGGAGGCGGGAAGGGCAACGGCCTTGACGTGAAGAAGCTGTCGGGACCTGAGTTCGCAGCGGAAATCCGCAGGCGCGGGATGACCGTTCCGACCTAGGTCGCAGGGCCCTCGACGGTGGAAATCACGGCGGAGCAGTTGACCTCACGGCCTGGGATGTGAGGTAGTAGCACCACGTTTTTCCACCGTACGAGGAGTCAAACCGATGGCCGACTTTACCGTCATTCTCCAGGATCCCAACATCCGCGCCCTGGTGCAGGATGGAATCCTGGAGCGTGCGTTCCATGATGCTCTCTTCCCCCGCTTGTTGTACCGAGGCGAGGCAGCCCCCGTCATCTTCCCGGGGAACGTCGGTGATTCGATGTTCTTCACCGGCACCGGGCTCATCCCGCCGAACGGACAGCCCATCGTCCCCGGCCAGGACCCGATTCCTCAGACGTACACCGAGGAGCAGTGGAACGCGATCGTCCAGCAGTACGCGCAGACGATCGACACCCACATGCCGACGAGCATCGTCGCCATCGCCAACCTCTTCCTGCGCAACGCTCAGCAGCTCGGGCTCGCCGCGGGACAGACGTTGAACCGGATCGTCCGCAACAGGATGTTCAACGCGGCGCTGTCGGGCAACACGGTGGCTTCGGCCTCCGGCGCGGCCACCACGTCGCTGCCGGTGGTCCGGCTGAACGGCTTCACCCGCTCCCGCCGGCCGGATCTGGCGCTGGGAAGCCCGGTGCAGTTCAGCGTCGTCACCGGCAACAACCCCCTCCCCATCAACATCATCCACGCGGGCGTGCCGCTCTCGGTGAACGTGATCGGCTTCTCCTCGACCAACCCCGGGGATGAGGTGGGGCCGGGAACGCTGACGCTCGACGTGGCGCAGACGTTCTCCTCCCGCGATCCGGTCATCTCCAACGACGCCTCGGTGCTAGTGCGCGTCGGCGGAGGCAACTCGATCGACTCGATCAACGCGGGCTCGCTGCTCACGATGCAGGCGGTCCGCTCCGCGGTCTCCCGCATGCGCCAGGAGAACGTCCCGGAGCACACCGACGGCGCTTTCCACTGCCACCTGGACCCGACGTCCGAGTCGGAGATCTTCGCGGATCCCGAGTGGCAGCGCCTCCACACGTCCTTGCCGGACTACTTCATGTACAAGCAGTTCGGCATCGGCTACATCCTCGGTGTCGCCTTCTTCCGCAACACGGAGTCGCCGCTGAAGGAGACCGTGGGCGACAAGTCCGGCAACTACATCCTCACGGATCCGTTCCCGGGAGAGCTGCTCAACGCCAGCTCCGTGCCGGTCCACCGGGCGCTGTTCACCGGCCAGGGCGGCATCATGGAGTACTACATCGACCTCGCGCTGCTCTTGACCGAGGCCGGTGTCACCGGGAAGGTGGGCGAGCCGCGCATCAGCAACAACGGCATCGAGGTGAACACCGAGCGCATCCAGCTCCTCCTCCGCTCGCCGCTGAACCGGCTCCAGGACTTGGTGTCCGCGAGCTGGAAGTTCATGGGTGACTGGCCGATCCGGACGGACGCCACCACCGGCGACGCCGCGCGCTACAAGCGCTTCGTCGCCATCGAGCACGGCTAAGCCTTGCCAGGGCCAGGGGAGGTGGCGCGGTTTCTGCGATTCGCGCCACCCCCCTCGCAGTACAGAAGGAGATCCTTTTGACGGAGAGCGGCGCCAGAGTGGAAGCACCCGCGGGCGCCCCCGCCGTCGTCGAATGTGTTGGCCTCGTGCCAACCTACAACGGGGCCCCAAGCGCACATGGAGTGTCGCTCCACGGCTCCACCACCACGATGCTCTCCCCAATCGAGAGCTACTCCAACGAGGTGGTCCACGGACGCGTCACCAGCATTGTGCCTGTACGCTCGACGCCTGGCGGTCGGTCACTGCCTGTCATCTGCGTACCGAATCACTGCGCCCTCGGGCTTGCTGCCCAGGTTTCGACACGTCCCCACGTGAAGCAAACCCTGGCTTTTGCCACGGAACCGCTTCACATCGGAGGTCGGAACAAGAGGATCGTACTCGCGGACATCCCCCCACGGTCGGGTCAGACCGGATTCCCGAGAGTTCACCTCAGCGTTCCACCTCCACTTTCCTTGACCGAGGAGAAGCTCACATGGGCAAGCGCGTGAAGATCGATGGTGGCGAGTCGGAAGTGGCGGCCCCGGCGGAAGGCGACGCGAAGGTGGAGGTGTCCGCGGTCGCCGTGCCGGAGTCCAAGCCTGCCGAGGAAGCCGCTCCGCAGAAGGAAGAGGGCCCGAAGAAGTACCGGGTGAAGGTCGGCCGCCACATCAACTACAACGGCGCGATCCACTTCTTCGCCGCCGGCCAGGTGGTGACGAGCCACTCACACGACGTCGAGTACCTGAAGCTGGCGAAGGTGGAGATGGAGCCGATCGAGGGGTAACCGCTCCTCGACGTGAGCGGTAGGAATGGCCCTTTCACAGCCCGAGATTGAGCGCTGCCGGTACCACCTCGGCTACCCAGAGGTGCAGCCGGCGGCGTCAATCCAGTTCGGCATCCCCCGGCCCATTCAAACCGCCTTCCTCTTCGAGTCGGCGGTGACGTTGCTGGTGCCGTACGCGGAGGATCGCGTGCGCCGCTACATCAACATCATGGACGGGATCGAGACGAAGCTGATCGCCGGGCAGGATCGGCTCGCCGCGGACAAGCTCGACGACCTGACCCTGCGCTCGGACGAGCTGGAGCGGCTGGAGGACGAATACCGCCGGTGGGGGTATCGCCTCGCGGACATCCTCGGGGTCCCCGTCTACGCCTATTCGATGCGCTACCGCACCGTCGGCGGGCCGGGCCGCGCCGGCTCCATTCCCACGAGGAACGGGTAAATGTCCCTTCCTCAACAGGGCGGGCCCTTCACGGTGGTCACCGGGCTCCAGCTCGCGAAGACGCTCCAGCGGACGTTGCTCCCTGTCGCCGACAAGCTGAGGGATTTGCTGAGCGTATTCGGGATGCGTCCGTACACGGTGAAGATCGTTCGGGTGCAGTGGTCCGGAGGCTCTCGCGGGCTCGGGATGCCCAACCTCATCCCGGGCTCGGAGTTTCTCCTCCTGCCGACGCCGAAGATGACGGATCTCGCCGGGGTCCAGGAGATCGTCCAGCCGGTGGGCCTCGACGAAGTGGGCTCCATTCTCGTCACGCAGATCTCCGGGCAGCTCACGGAGGAGCAGCTCCGCGGGATCGACGACGACGGCACGCCCATTCCGAACGACCAGGAGATTTTCTGGGAGGTGGAATTCCTTCGCTCGGACGGCCTCTCGGGGCAGAAGCGCCGCTTTCAGCTTCGCGCCGCGCCGCAGTTCTTCGCCGGCAAGTTTCAGTGGCAGGTGACGCTGGAGAAGGCGCACGAGGATCGCGCGCGGGATGGGCAGCCGGGCTTCTGATGATTACGGTCAAGATCTCCCTGAAGGGCCTGGAGAAGCACTACAAGGCGCTCGGCCAGAGCTTCAAACACGAGGCCCGAAAGGGCATCGTCTCCGGCGCTCTGCGCGCGCTTCCGCTTCTCCACACCCGCGCCCGCACAGCGAAGCCGGCCAGCCCGAAGGGACAGGTGGGCGCCTTCAACACCGGCGACTACGCTCGCGGCTGGAAGTCGGAGCCCACCCCCACCGGCGCTCTCGTCTTCAACCTCATGCCCTACTCGGGTGTCATCGAGTTCGGCCGGCGCCGCGGGGCGCGCCCGCCTCCGCTCGCCCCGATCGCTCATTGGTTGCAGAGGCGCGCGGGGCTCTCGAAGTCGGAGGCGGAGGGTGCGGCGTTCCCCGTCTCGAAGGCAATCGGGAAGCGTGGCTTGCGCGCGCGGCGCGTCCTCACCGGCGCGCGGAAGGAGATCACCCGCTTCATTCACGAGGAGATCCGCCGGGCGTTGGACCGCGCGATGTCCGGGTTGGGGGTGATCCGTTGAGCGATCTCCCCTCGGAAGGCGTGGACCTCTCGCCGATCCCCGGCACCACCCTCGTCACCTCCGACACGAAGCCGGTGGCCTACACGCTGAACCGCGAGACGGACGCGCGGACGGCGCTGACGCGGGGGCTCGCCGAGTACCTCCTGACGCTGAAGGCGGTGGCGGTGGGTGGGCGCGAAGTCCGCTTCAACAAGGTCTTCTCCGAGTGGGCGGACGCCGAGTCCCAGGCGGAGTACCCGTCGGCGGCGGTGTGGAGCCAGGAGGAAGGCATCTACGACGCGCACAGCTTCACTCCGACGCTGGATCCTCGCTACAAGATCGGCACCGACATCGACGGCCCCTACCTCCTGAAGCTGGCGGAGTTCACACTCCCCATCATCGTCGACATCTGGGCGGTGGACCGGGCGATGCGCCGGGAGCTGATGGCGATGTGCGAGGCGGCTTTCAACCCGGTCGATTTCATGTACGGGTTTCGGCTGGATCTCCCCCACTACTTCAACGAGCGCGCCACCTACTCGATGGAGCGGATGCGGTACCTGGACGACGAGGAGAACGTGGATCGGCGCTACCGGCGCGCCTCCATCTTCGTTCAGGCGCAGGTGCCGGTGGCGAAGGCGGTCCGCTACATGCCGGCGAAGCCCGTGGTCAAAGGCGCCGGGTCCGCAGCTCCCAATGTCAATTCCGGTCCTCTCGTGATAGGACCAAACACCAAGGTTTTCAGTTGAAGGAGGCCCATCCGTGAGCTTCGTCCGACGCTTCAATTTCTTCCCCACCGTCCAGCAGATCACCCTCATCGAAGGTGTGATCATCGTCGACCTCCCGCCGCCTGGGGCGATCAACGGCGTCAACGGCGGACAGGTGGCTTGCGTCGGGGAATTCGCCGACATGACCTACGGGGTGTCGGTGTCCGGCGGAGTCGTCTCCACCGCGCCGAACCCCACCCAGGTCTTCAGCTCCCAGGACTACCTGAACAAGGCCGGCCCCTTCGACGAATTTCTGGGCGACTTCGGGAACGCGGGCGGCAGCGGCTTCGTGGCCCTCCGAAACAAGATCTACACCTCCCTCGTCATCGTCCCGGTCAACCTCGCTTCGGCCCAAGCCGTCCGCTACATCCGCCAGCTTCCCACCAACATCTCCGCCACCCAGCCGCAGCCCGTCGTCCCGGGCCAGGGCGCGGTGGTGCTCGCGGGAAAGCAGTTCCAGAACGGCAGCAACCGCGTCCGCAACGCGGGCCGCGTCGCCTTCACCAACTTCGGCCCCTACGTCGCGAACATCGACGGCAACGTGGTGCCCACCGGGCTTCCCGCCGCCACCCAAGTCTTCTCCATCGGCCTGTCGGTGGGGATCGGCGGGTTGGTGCGGACCGGCGGAAACCTCGTCACGGCGACCGTCGCGGCGGTGCCCTCGTGGATCGTCGCGGGCGTCACCCTCTTCATCGCCCCCGGTGAGGCCAACTTCCCGGCCGGGCCGGTGACGGTCCTCCCGGGAGTCACCGGGACGACCTTCACCTTCAACCAGACCGGCTCCAACGTCGCCTCGACGGCGGTGGAGTACCTCTCCCTCACCAGCTTCAAGACCGCCAACAACGGTCAGCCGGTCCAGGTCGGTGACATGCTCGTCCTGGGCGTCCTCTCTGGAGGTGGAGCGCTGGGGACTGACGCGGGCACCTACCGCGTCAACGCCTTCACCGACACCGGAGATCTCGTCATCGAGCAGTTGAACGGGAGCAACTTCACCGCCTCCAACTGGGTCGCCGGAGCGGCTCTCCCCTGGCGGCTCCAGCCGGCCACGGACGGCGACACCGGCGGGCAGCAGATCTTCAGCGCCGCGGCCGGCTTCACCGTCCCCGCCCGACCGCTGGACGCGACGATTCCCGCCAACACCCAGCTCCCTCCGACGATCATCCCGCCGGCCCCCACCGCTTCGACGTGGGATCCGCTGTCGGGCTTGACGATGATTACCCAGGCGGGTGGCCTGACCTTCACGGCGGCCGTCCAGGGACCGAACGCGGTCAACGCCGCGGCCATCGACACCCTCTACTCCACCGCCATCAACGCGATGCTCTCGGAGCAGAACCCCGCCCACAACACCAACGTCACCTTCGCCGCGCGCCACTCCGCCAACATCCGATCCGCGCTGCGGACCCTGGTGGACCAGCGCTCCGCGCTCGGACGCGGGATGACCACGATCCTCTCGCCGGAGTTCAGCTCGGTGAACACCACCTCCGCGGCCATCGGCGCGACGGACCCGGGCGCCGGAGGCAACCGCGACGAGCGCGTGAGCTACGGTTGGCCAGGGGGCACCACCTTCGTTCCGGAGGCGGTCGGCTTCACCAACATCAAGGGTGCTGACGGAAACTTCTACACCAACGGCATCCTCGACACGCACCTGGACGGGTGGATCGCCTCCATCTACTCCAACCTCGCTCCCGAGCGGAACCCGGCGCAGGAGTCTCCGCCGGTCACCACCGTCCTGGCTCCCATCACCGGCATCCAGCGCAACGTGACGACTCCGCTGGCGATGAACGACTACATCGCCTACCGGCAGAACGGCATCATGGCGCTGAAGATCGACGCCGATGTTGGGCCGATCATCCAGTCGGGAGTGACGACTTCCTTGGTGGCGAACACCACCAACGTCAACCGTCGGAGGATGGCCGACTTCATCGAGGACAGCCTGGCGGTGGGGCTGAAGCCGATCTCGAAGCTCCCTCTCACTCAGGGGCTCCAGGATGCGGCGACGGAGGAGACCACCACCTTCCTCAACACGCTCCTCTCCCCGGACAACCCAGCCGCGCAGCGCATCCAGGCGTTCGCGGTGGACGACATCTCGGGCAACACGCCGGATCTGACCGCGCAGGGTGTCTTCGTCATCATCGTCCAGGTCCAGATGCTGGCCACCGCCGACTTCATCGTCATCCAGGCCCAGGTCGGCAACGGCACCGTCCAGGTCAAGTCGCAGTAGGCTTGACGTGGGAGAGGGACGATTGGTACCGTCCCTCTCCGTGCCGTGGAGCAACGGTAGCTCGCTGGGCTCATAACCCGGAGGTAGGGGGTTCAACTCCCCCCGGCGCAAAGGTTACGAGGCAAAGGACACCGATGTAGAGCGAAGCTGTCGCCCTCAACTTGACGCACGCTTCACCGTCCCCTTTGGGCAGGACGGGATAGGGCGCGCGAGGATCCGTCCCCCCTCCCCGGATCCTTGCGCGCTTTTTTTGCGTCTTCGTGGAGGGAAGGAGAAGGGCCGTGGCAGATCAAAGAATCAAAGGGCAGGAGGTATCCCTCCTCCTGGTGGTGAACGGGGCCGTCCAGCAGACCATCACCGACTTCCGGAGCTTCGAGCTGACGCTGAAGTTTGACCGGCTCCAGGAAGGGTACCTGGGCGAGACGACCGATCGCTACGACGAGATCTTCAAAGGCGTCCGCGTCGCGGCCGAGCTGCATTACGAAAACTCGGACGTCTTCAACCTCGTCACGAGCGTCCTGAACCGGGCGCGTCGGCGCACCCCCGGCACCGTCATCAACGCCAAAGGGGCCTTCAACTTCCCCAACGGCCAGCGTGTGCGCGCGGTGGTGCAGAACATCTTCTTCGGCGACATGCCCTTCAACTTCCCCACGCGCCAGGACTACGGCACGTTGAAGCTGGACGGCGAGGCTGCCGGGGTGTCCTTCCTCTAAACCGCCCTCTCCAGGGGGCTTCACAAAGGAGAGCAACATGGCAGGAGCACCGCAGCAAGCGAAGCCGTCGCAGCCGCAGATGGGGATCGTCCCGCCACCGGCGCCCGTGCGCCCGGTCCACGTCTTCACCTCGAAGCTTGGGACGATCGAGCTGGTGGAGCTGACCGCGGACGAGGAGCTGGACGCGGCGAAGCGCTCGCGCTCGGACAACGTGCGCCTCGCGTTCGAGATGGCGAAGACGTCGCTGGTTGGACTCAACGGCGCGAAGCTGTCTCTGGCCGACGGGAGCGCGGACAAGGCGTGGAATGAGATGGGGTCGCGGCTCCGCAACCTCGTCATGCGCGCCTACTCCGACATCCACACGCCGCCAGAGGAGGACGCCAACGATTTTTTGCAGTCAAGGAAGGTGAAGGTGGGCTGAGCCTCGGGGTCTTCGCCTTCCACTTCTCGCGGATGGTGGGGCGAGACAGCTACGAGCGGCGGATCTTCAAGCTCGTCGCCTACCTCGGACGCTACGCCCACCAGCCCGCGGATGTCTCCCTTCGACTGCCGATGAGCCGGTTGAGGATGCTGGCGGAGGAGACGGACAGGATCGTGACCGAGGAGAACAAGGCGATCGAGAGGGAGTAAGCGCGTGGCCGACGTACAGCACAGAGTCGAAGAACACATCACCATCGCGGACCACGCGACAAAGCACCTTTCCGCGATCCAGAAGTCCCTCACCAAGACCACCGAGCTTTTCAACAAGGCGTCCGAGGCGGTGGGGATGATGGGGGGGCTCCTCGGCGGGATCGGCGCCGCCTTCGGCTTCGAGGAAGTCATCCGCGGGTCGATGGAGTTCGTCCGCACCATCGATCGCGTCTCGCAAATCACCGGCGAAACGACTGAGCGCACCCACGGGCTCGTCTCGCTGATGAACCAGTACGGGGTCCACGGCGAGGAGGCCGAGCGGATCCTCACGCGCATGTCGAAGAAGGGCGCGATGCTGGAGATGTCTATGCAGGGCGCCACCGGCCACGCCGGGGCCCTGGTCAACGTCTACCGGCAGATGGGGATCGACATCTCCAAGGGCCCGGAGCACGCCCTGGAGCAGATGTCCCGCCAGGTCCAGAAGGGGAAGATGGGGGTGGGGCAGGTGGCGATGATGCTGGGGGTGGCCCCGCGTCAAGCGCTCGACTTGATGCGGGTGCTGGAGCGTGGGCCGGCGGCGATGAAAGCGGCCATCGACAAGGTGTCCAAGTCCAACATCGCCGTCCACGCCTCCACCGTCCAGCAGATGCGACGGATCGAGGAGTCGAAGAACAAGATCGCCGAGGGCTGGGAGCACATCAAAGTCGCCATCGGCACCCGCCTCTTCCCCGTCATCGAGAAGCTGATGGGCCACGTCTCCGACAACCTGGACCACTGGGTGGACAAGGCCGCGGAATTTGGGGAGGTGCTGGGGAGGGTCCTGGAGAAGCACGGGAAGCTCATCCTCAACATCGGCAAGGTGCTCCTCCTCAACTACGGCCTGATGAAGGCGACGGGGATGGGGATGACCGGGTGGGCTGGTCGCGCCATCGGCAAAGGCTCCCAGATGGCGATGGGAGGGGCGTTCGCCTACGGGCAGGCCGGAGGTGGGGTGGCGGGCATCGTTGCCGCCGTGGGGCCCGTCCTCGCCGTCGTGGGGGCCGTTGCTTTGGTGCTCGCCGCCGCCTACGCCACCTTCGTCGCCTTCCGGGATGATGTGGGCGGGGTTCGCACAGAGCTTCTCGCCACCTGGGACAAGATCATGGTCCAGGTCGACTCCATCCTGTCCGGCTTCGGCGGGCTGGACGCGGTGTGGGAGCGGGTGAAGCGCATCTTCGGGCCGGACGGGGGGATCGGCCGCTTCTTCATCACCCTCATCCCGAAGGCGCTGATCCTCTACCTGAAGTACACCGAGGGTTTCATCCGCGTCATCCGCACCATCGGCATCGCCTTCCCCCAATTCTGGGAGCTGTTCAAGCTCGGCGCGAAGCAGGCGTTGGAGACCTTCGGCCACGTCGCCTTCGACGTGTTCATGAACCTGGGGATCTTCTTCCTCCGGGTCATCGACAACGTGACGGCGGCGGTGGCGAAGATCCCGGGCATGGGCGGGTTGAAGACGAACCTGGCCGGGCCGATGGAGAAGTACCTCCAGGACGAGCAGAAGAAGCGCACCGCTACGAAGCCCTTCCTCTCCGAGGCTTTCGGCACCTTCTCCGACACCTTCCGCGTCCTGGGACGGATCGCCGAGGAGGAAGCGAAGCACCGCTCCACGGAGCGCACGCTGTCGCGGAAGACGCCCGACGGGAGAAGCGGCCCACCCACCTTCGACTTCCGCGGAAGCCGCTTCAACATCGAGCAGAAGTTTGCCGAGGGGTTTGACCCGGATCGGATGGCGGTGGCCTTCACGAACGATCTCGCCGCGCTGGGTGAGCGCCGGCTCCAGTCCGGCTTCGCCCCGATCTACGGGGTGCGCTGATGCCGGACGGCGGGACCGCCACCAGCTACACCATCCAGGAGGTCTCCTCCCAGACGGGCGCCGCCGGGCTCCACTCAGTCATTCTCGCCGGGCGCGCTCTCCCGTACCGCCCCTACGAGGTGTCGGGGGAGATGCGCGCGACGGTGACGTGGTACCCGGGCTCGCCGGTCGCCACGCTCCAGATGCTCGGCTCGAAGGAGGACGAATCCACCATCAACGGGATGTGGAAGGACGTCTTCATTTCGCCGGTCACCGACTCGGGCGTCACCGTCTTCGGCGGAACCGGCAGCGTCCCGGTCCAACCGGAAGGCGTCGCGCTCATCGACGGGGTGCAGGCGGCGGACGTCGCCACCCTCGCCAAGTTCATTGACACGATCCGCCGCCGCGGCCAGCTCCTCCAGGTGTCCTGGGATACGGAGTCGCGCTACGGGTACATGAAGAAGTTTCGGAAGAAGTGGCACCGGCACGAAGACTTGGAGTGGGAGATCACCTTCGAGTGGATCTCCATCGAGCAGGCACCTCCGCCGGTCGGCTTCCACACCCAAGGGGACCAGGCCGGGCTCCTCGCCAACCTCCAGACGAAACTCTCCAAGCTCCTCGCGAAGATCCAGCCACCCTTCGACGCTCTCTTCACCGTCTTCGACACCGTGGTCACCGCCACCAGCGACATCCAGGACGCGGTCAACTCCATCCAAAACGCAATCGCGAACATGACGATCGCGGTGCTGGCGCCGGTGGACTCGTTGCGCATCGGGATCGCCGCCTGCCAGAGCGTGATCGACAACTCCAACGTCATCATCGATTCGCTTCAGAGCGTCCCTTCCCTCGGGCTCATCAACGAGCCTCTCCCCTCGCTCGGGGAGGGGGACGCGCTCGCCTCCGCGAAGTACAGCCGCAGCGTCATTCGCGCGGCCCAGGACATGAAGGCGACGGCGGCGGACCAGGCGGACCAATTCCGGGTCCAGGCCGAGCAACAGGACATCATCGCCATCTTCACCGCCTCGGACAACACGGACCTTCGGCGGATCTCCGTCACCTACTACGGCACCCCGGACAACTGGCAGCAGATCATGCAGTTCAACGGGCTATCGACGAGCCTTCTTTTTGCTGGGCAGCTCGTCTTGGTGCCGCGCCTCACGACGGGTGACGCATGACGGCGATGCCCTTCTACTACCCGTCGTGCGCGGTCAACTTCCGGATCCGCTTCGAGCAAGCGATCATCGGTGGCTCCGAGCCGTCCGCTAACAGCGTGGACGACATGGCGAGCAATCAGGGCATCGCCGCCAGCATCGGCTCCACCATCAAGCAAGCCCTCCAGCCCGCGCTCCTCGCGGGACAGGCGGATCAGTTCAGCCAGGTCTTCGCCGTCGTCCCGAAGAAGTGTGACGTGGAGCTGCCCGGCTACCACCAGGCCGGGAAGTGGCGGATGGAGCTGGAGTTTCGGGACTTCCCGTTTGACCCCCGGGCCATCCGCGCGCTGGGGGTGGAGATCTTCCTCGACGCGGTGAGTGAGGACGACTTCGCTGAAGGGCTCACCTCCACCCTCGGGGTCAACTCGAAGGGGAAGACGAGCGGGCGCCGGGTGTCGGTGGTGAACCCGACGGACAACAACCTCCTCCTCTCCGGCACCGGCGATGAGATGACGGTGGAGATGAACGACAGCGGCACCCTCGTCCACCTCGAAGGGAGAGATCTCCGCGGCATCTTCATGGACCTGAAGATCCGCCCGTCCACGCTCCAAAAGCTGAAGTTGGACGAACGGATTGACGATGTGGTGAGCCAGATCGTCTCCCTCGTTCCGCTCGGCGGAGACATCGACGTCCAGGCTTACGACGCGGATTGGCCCGATGGCGTGCCCACCGTTGCCGTGCAGGGGGACTTGACCCGGGTGCACTCCGGCGTCACCGGGAACAACCCCACCGTCAAGACGCAGGGGGATCCGAACACGCTGAGCTTCTGGGACATCATCACTCAGTACTGCTTCCTCGTCGGGGCCATCCCCCACTTCATCGGACGAACCCTACGTATTCGACGTGCCAGGAGTCTCTTCGACTTCCAGAAGGACGACACCAGCTCGGATCCGACGGGCGGCGGGAAGACTCCTTTCAAGGGTGGCGCGAAGCGGAGCCTGAAGCTGGTGAGCGGCGCGGGCTCGAAGTCGGTGGACGTCGCGTACCGGCGGATGGTCTACGGGGCGGACATCCACTCGCTGAAGTTTGGGCGGAAGCTCGGTGGAACGAAGGTGCCGGTGGTGGAGTGTGTTTCGGTCGACACATCCAACGCGGTGCGTGGGGTGTCCCGGCTCATCACCGCCCAGTGGCCCGACGAGGCCGGCACCAACCAGCGCGTGAGCGGGGCGAAGGTGACGACGGTGGCGCCATCGGGCGACACGTCCCAAACGGAGATCCTCCGCATCCCCGTCCCGGGCATCTCGTCGAAGGCGCGCCTCCAGGAGATCGCCAAGCAGTACCGCGAGCAGATCTCCCGGCAGGAGGTGGGCGGGAGCATCTCGACGATGGACCTGTCCAGCTTCGGGGGCTCGAATGACGACCCGGACTTGCTCCACATTCAGCCGGGGGACGCGGTGGAGATCCTCGCCAACGCCAACGCACCCTACGGCCTGCCGCCGGTCGTCACGGAGATTACGAACCAGGCGAGCCTGAGCGAGGGTGAGCTGGCCTCGGCGATCAACGCCCGCCTCGGGGACATGAACATCGCGAAGGTGCTCGCCCACACCGCGCGCCAATCCATCACCGCTCTCCAAACCACCTTCCGCGTCAGCAACGTGAAGTTTGCCTGGGACTCGGAGTCAGGGGTGGGGGTGGACTTCGACTTCCAAAACTACATCGTTGCGCGGTACGACGTGGAGAGCGACTCCCCGGGAGGCTGAACGTGCTTCGACGATCCAGAGTGGCGCGCACACCCGACATCAGCCGGATCGGCGAGGCGTTGGCGCGCCCGGGGATGGACACGCGGACCTGGAACAGCCTGGGGTACGCGATGGCTGACTCGGTTCCGTCGGCTGACGGTCACTTCGTCGAGGTGACGCTGGCGCCGTCGGGCCTGGTGGTGACGGCGCGGGTCGCCTCCCCCTACTCCGGAATCGGCTTCGGCTTCTACGCGAAGATCTACGAAGACGACGAGCTGGAGATTGAGGTCCCCGCAGGGGATCCGATGCACGGCTGCGTCGTCACCGGGCGCACCTTCGACGTGGCCACGCCTCTTCCGCAGGAGGCGATCAACAACCCGGAGGACATCGTCTTCGTCGCCAAGACGGACAAGATGCTCCGGTGGATCACCCACGGCCAAGGGAAGTCCTACCTCAACAGCGACACGAAGGTGGTCCTCACCTCACCCAAGGTGAACCTCGGCGCGGAGGATCCGAACCAGCACGCGGTAAACGGAGATCTCTACCGCACCGCCCAGGCGCAACTCGACTCCCAGCTTCAGGCCCAGCTCGCCGTCGCGGTCGGCGGTGAAACGGCGGCAGTGACAGCGGCGACAGCAATGGCCGCAGCGGGGGGCCTGATGGCGACGGCCGCCGGATTCATGCTCATACCGATCTTTGGATCGATGTTTGCAGCCCCATTCATCGCTGCCGCCGGGGCCCTTTTCACGGCGGGGATGCCGGCGCTCGCCGCTGGACACACCACCGTCCTCGGGGCGGACACAGCGATGGGGACGGCGATCGGCACCTTCGAGACCAACGCCGCTTCAGCCCCCTACCTCTCCCAGAGCGTGAGTCTGACTCCTTAGAGAAGAACCCTATGCCAGCCCCAAGCGTTTTCACAGCCGCAGATCTCGCAAAGGCGAACGCCATTGCGACAGAGATGATCAACATCTTCGCCAATGGAGCCACCGCACCGTCCAACTTTACTTGGTTGGCGATCCCATCGACGACTCTTCCGTCACCGCTTGGTGGTGTTGCTTCTTCGCAGGTCCCTCCAGGCATGGTGACCTCGTTCATCGCCGGGCTTTTGGCTCTGCTCCGGGTTCAGGAGGGCAGCAGCGGGGCGACTCCGACGCTCCCTGCCCAGCTCCCCGTCTTCGCTAACGGAGCTGCGCTTCCCTCCGCGGCGACCTGGCCCGGTGGAATGGCCCTCGTTTCGAGCCTCGGCGCGGCGGGTCAGCCCGTCTACAGCGACGGGACCAACTGGCGGCGCGTCGACACCAACAACACCACGATCCCCTAACCAATGGCCCTGGACCACTTCCTCATCACCAACTTCCCCACCCCGATCGTCGGGGGCGTGAAGGGCGCGCTCATCGTCACCGCGCTCGACGCGAGCGGAAACGTCCAGGCCGGCTACACCGGAACCGTCCACTTCACCTCGTCGGATCCGGCGGCGGTGCTCCCCGCCGACTACACCTTCACCGGCGGTGACGCGGGGGTGCACACCTTCTTCGGTGTCCTGAACACCCCGGGTACCCAATCCTTCACCGTCCAGGACACGGTGGGTCTCCAGTTGGGGGATCTTCTCTCGATCTCCGTCCTCGCCTCGCCGCTCGGGTGGGGGCTGGATCCGTTCGGCATCACGCCCTACGGATCGACGGAGATTGGTGTAGGGGTCCACGTTGTTTCGGCCGTGGCGATCTCCACGCACGAGGTCCGCATCATCCTGTCCGAGCCCCCGCTGGCGACGTCGGCGGTGGTGCCCGGGGACGCGCTCAACCCGGCCACCTGGCTCATCCAACGGCTGGACACGGGCTTCGTCTTCCACGCGGTGGAGGTGGAGCAGTTCTCCCCCACGTCCTTCGGGGTGATGACGCTGGAGCCGTTCGCTCCGTCCAACGTCCTCCACCAGATCTCTTCCACCACCCTCCTCGACACCGGTGGGCACGTCCTCGTCGCACCGCGTCAAGCCAACTTCGCGGGCCTGGTGGACTTCAACACCATCTCCAACACCGCGCGTCTCGCGCAACGGAAGGTCACCTCCACCGACTTCGCCAACACCCCCGTCTCTGGCACCGCCAGCACGCTCATCGGCGGAACGATGATTGTGGACGGTTCGGGGGACTACAAGACGGTTTCCGGTCCCGCGCTCACGAGGAAGCTGATGCTGCGCCGGCTGACGACGAAGCCGAGCGAGTTTTTCCACCTCCCCAACTACGGGGTGGGGTTGAGGGTGAAGGAGGCGCTTCCGACGACGGATCTGACGAAGCTGAAGGCGCTCGCCGAGCAACAGATCCTCCAGGAGCCGGAGGTGGCGTCGGTCAACGTTTCAATGCTACTGGACCCCAGCACGAATGAGCTTCTTCTGACGGCGGACGGAGTGGACAAAGCAACCGGGGAGCCCGTGTCGGTCACGGTCCCTGCTACGCTGGCGCTTTAGAGGACGAAGGCGATGCCTGACTTGCCCACATTCACTGACCTCTTCCGCGCCGGCCGGGATGAGATCCTCTCGCGCAACCCGCGCATCTCCCGGGACGCTGTGGAGCGGGACGGCGCCGACGCCAATATCATCATCGCCGGAGCTTCCGCCGCCGCGGATCAGGTGGTGGGCTCCATCACGGATCTCGCCGCGTCCCTCTTCCTGGACTCGGCTTCCGGCTCGGATCTGGACCGGCTCGTATTCGATCGCTACGGGCTCCTCCGGAAGGCGGCGGCAGCGGCCATCGGCTCCGTCCAGTTCTCCACCCCCACTCCGGCCGGAGCCACCTTCACCATCCCTACCGGCACCCAGCTCTCGACGACGGACGGCATTCAGTACATCACCACCGCTGACGGGATCTTCGTTGCCGGGACGTTGGGCCCGCTGACGGTGGCTGTGCGGAGCATCCTGGCCGGCGCGAACCAGGCCGCCAAGATCGGCACCATCACCAGCATCACCAGCCAGATCTCGGGTCAGCCCACCAACCTCGTCGTCAACAACATCGTCGCCACGACCGGTGCCGATGACGCAGAGTCGGACGACAGCCTCAGAGACAGGGCCCGGCGCTTCTTCACCACTGCGCGCCGAGGCACCCTGGCCGCGCTCCAGGCGGCGGCGCTCGCCGTTCCTGGCATCCGCACCGCCACCGCGTTCGAAGCGGTGGACGTTTCGGGGCGACCGGCGCGCCTGGTGGAGCTGGTGGTGGCGGACGCTTTCGCGCAGCAGTTCGTCAACACGTCGGTGGTCCCACCCGCGTACCAGATCCAAAGCCAGCTCATCGCCACCAACGTCTTCGACGCTTTGTCGGACGTTCGACCGGCGGGGATCTTCGTCCAGGTGACCGTGGCCAACGTCATCCTCCAGGCGATCCAGCTCGCGCTCACCTTCATCGCGGGCGCGGACGTGAACGCGACGGCGCTCCTGGCACGCGGGACGGTGGTCAACTACGTCAACGCGCTTCCTCCCGGCGCGCCCTTCGTCGCGCTGAACCTCCTGGCCCTCATCAAGCTCGTCCCGGGCCTCCAATTCACCGGCAGCGAGCTTCTGTCGCCGGCCGGGAACATCACCCCCACGCCGCTTCAGGTCATCCGTACGACGCTGGGGCTCGTGGCGGCGACCGCTGCGCAGAACAACCAGCCGATCATCACCGGCAACAACCCTGACGCTTTTGTCGTCTCGCACTGAGGACCGATAAATGGCCTGGCAATTCTCCACCAACAACACCCCGGCGACCGGCGCCGCGGCGATGTTTCTCATCCTCGGACGGTTGATCGCCGCGGGTTGGGTCGTGAAGTCCAGCTCGGACGGCACCACCTACAACTCGTCGGGGAACCAGATCTCCAGCGGAGGATCTGGCGGGGGAGGCCTGGCCAACAACAGCGCTTGGTTCCGGGTGCAGGATCCCGGCACCCGCCGCGAGTACGTCTTCCAGCGCGGCACGTCCAACCCCAACTGGCGCGTCACCTATTCGCCGCTCGCGAAGTTTGTCACCGGCTCTCCGAGCGCGACCCAGGTGCCGAGCGCTTCCGACAGCCAGACGTTGCTCGGAGCTGGAACGGATGCGTCGCCGAGCTTCTCCGCCTTCTTCGGCACGGACGGCGCCTACCGTTTCTCTTGCGCCGCGCAGTCGGTTGGTACCGCGGTTCAGCCGGGAGGCATCGGTACCGCGATCACCGCCTACCCCTTCTTCAGCGTCGGGTGGACCATTGGGGCCGGCGCCAGCTCTCAGACCCACGGCATGTTCATCATGTCGCCGGACCCGGTGACCTCCGCGGTCTTCAACTCGGGCGACACGGATCCGATCTTCAACTACGTCGGGGCTTCCTCCAGCAGCGTCTTCGGCTCGGACATCGTGGGAGGCTCCAGGGTGTTCGGAAGCGTGGGCGGTGTGGCGCAGAACGTCACCTCTTCCGCTCCTCCGAACGTGAACAACTGGGCGACGGATCCAAGCACCGCGAAAGACGGTGCTTTGGAGATCCTCTTCGTGGGAGTCACCGCTCCAATCTTCGCGAAGGGTTTCGCCCAGGATTGCTACTGGGGATGCACCGGCTCGACGGCGGCGCCTCGACCCACCGGCTCCGTCGGTTCGCTGGTCACCACCAACGACCGCCTCTACATCAACCAGTGCACCGTTCCTTGGGACGGGTCCAACCCGACGCTCTGAGGAGAGAGCAGTGGCCAATCCTGTCGAGCTGTCGAACCACAAAGGCATCGAATTCGCCAATGTGGGATCGCATTCAATCGAGCTGGGGATCGCCTTGGCGGGCCCTTCTGCGCCTCCGGTCGTCTCCAACATCGTCCCGGCGACCGGCTCCGCGCTTCAGCCCACCTCCCCCATCGCCTTCCAAGTCACGAGCCCCGCCAACAACGCCTTCCGCAGCATCATCATCCTCGCGCAGTACCCGGTCCTGGGGATGTACGAGGTGGTGCACGACGGCTTGAACTTTAGCGCCAACTACACCGGAAGTCGGACAGCGATTGCGGGAGGTTTCCAGTACGCGAACATCCTGCGGATCGGCGGGTGGCCCGCGTCCCCCACCTTCATCCCCAACGCGGTCGACGTCACGGGACAGGAGAATCCGTAGATGCCCGGCAGCTTCAGCTTCTTCGCCCCCAATCCGGCGCCGCCGAGCTTCAACCCGTTCAACCCGGGCTCGACGCCCAACCACCCCCTCTCGTGGACGCTCATCGTCACACCGACGATCGTCCAGCCCCCCAACGCGGCGGCGACGGCTTCCCCGCAGTTGCCTTGCCCCATCACCGCCTTCACCCAGGCCGACTTCCTCTCCCTCTTCAGCCGCATCTTCCCGGAGGGCTACCTCGCTGCGCTCAAGAATCCCGGGCCGGGTTACGAAATCTTCCAGGCGATCGGGAAGATGATGGCGCGGCTCTCCACCGCCCTCGCCAACCTCGGCTGTGACTCCTTCATCAGCACATCCTCCGGGGGGATGGCCGCGGCGGGCAACATCCAGCTTCAGCGCGGCTCGGTCCTGACGAACGGGGTGCCGCTGGGGCCGAAGGGCGCCGCCGCTTCCATCGTATCCGGTGCGGCAGCGGGGAACATGCGCGTCACCGGGCTCTCCGGCTTCACGGCGAATGACGTGGGCCAGTTTCTCCAGATCTCCGACGCGAACGCGCTCACCAACAACGGCACCTTCCAGATCGCCGCCTTCGTCAGCCCCTCCACCCTCGACGTGGTGAACGCGGCGGCGGTGGTGCCGGACGTGAACAACGGGGAGATCTCCTGGTCCGAGGTGACCTTCACCGTCACCGTCAAGGCGGGGACGATCGTCACGACGAGCAGCGGCGGTCGGAGCTTCTTCACGACGCAGGACGTCACCTTCAACCAGAATGACCTGGGACCCTTCACCGTACCCGTCGTCGCCGTCGCGAAGGGGTACGAGTGGAACGTACCCGGAACAGTCATCGCCGGGGACGGAACCGCGCTCCTGGGGGACATCGATACCATCTCCACCCTCATCGAAAACCCACCGTTGGGGGATCCATCCATCACCGTCTCCCAGGCTCAGCCGACGACCGGCGGGGCGGACCCGGCGCTGGACCAGCATGGAGTGGACCGCGGTATCATCCGCAATGCGGGCGAGATCGACGCGGCTTACCGCGCGCGCGTCCGGACGCTTCCGGACACCATCAGCCCCGACGCGATCAACCGGAACGCCAAGCAGATCCTTTCCCCCTTCAGCGCCAACTTCACCGTCATCGAGACCTGGAACATCACCTTCCAGACGTGCTGGGACGCGCCGAACACGACGATCCCCGGCTCCAACTACGACCCCAACTGCTTCGTCTACGACGACCCGCGTCCACCCACTCCGTTTCGAAACCGGTGGTTGGACGAGAACACCCTGCGCGGCGCCTTCTTCGTCCTCGTCGACAACCTCCAGCCGCTCACCGACTATGGGATGGTGTACGACGACACGGCGGAGAATGCTCAGCAGCTCCAAAGCCCGGTCTCCGGAGGGCACCGCGCGCCGTCCGCGTTTGACGTACCCTCGGCGGGCCTGAATCCGGCGGAGATCCCGGGCTTCTATGACGGGATCGACGTCCAGAAGAATGCGGTGTACAACACCCTCTACCAGACCCTTCAACAGGTGAAGGCAGCGGGGATCTTTGCCACGATTGAACTCTCGGGACAGTGACCCATGAACAACGCCTTCGACCAAGAGATCCTCAACTTCAACGAGCGCCCGGCCTCGACGGACCTGAACACGGCGCAATCCCGCCTGAACCAGTCCTTTCGGGAGTACCTCCAGCGCGTCTTCTCCAAGCGCAACTCCATCGTCGATCCTTCGTCGGTTCCGCCTCCGACGGCAGCTTTTCTCGCCGACGGGTTCCGGATTCGTCCGACGACTCCCGCCGCCTTCACGGTCCTTCTGAAGGCGGGCCTGGGCTTCTTCTACAACGCCTCCGACGTCCCCGCGGCGATCGGCGGCATCGTGGGGGTGGACGATCTCCAAGCCTACAAGCCTCTCTCCCTCACCGCGGACGAGACGGTGGCGATCGACGCAGCGCCGGGCGTGGGCCAGGAGCGTTACGATATCATCGAGGTGACCTACGATCGGCGTCTCCAGGACGCCGCCAACCGGGACGTCTTCAACGCCGGCACCGGTGCCTTCACCTCCACCAGCGTCAACAAGACCCTCGCCTGGAACCAGAACGGGCGCCACGGGCGAGTCGTCTCACCAGCCAACAGCACCTCCAGCATCGGCTACAAGGTAGGTGTCGCGGCTACCGTCGGCACCGCGGCGGTGCCCTCGGCTTCCCCCGGCTACGTCATCATCGCCCGCGTCCACGTCACCAACGCCACCGTCAGCGTCACCGACACCAACATCGTCGATCAGCGCGCCCAGCTCCTCCCGGGCAACGTCGGCGCCTTCACCGCCCAGGTGTCCATCTCCACCACCGGCGGCGGCCCCAACCTCCCCACCGTCAACCAGCTCATCGCGCCCCCGGGTCTCAACGTCGTTTTCGTGGGGGACTCGGTGGACATCGGGCGAGCGGCGATGTTTGTCTACCTCCTCGGCGGCCCCATCACCCAGCTCATCCCCGGCGGGGACACCGGCAACTTCGTCTCACCGACCGGCCCCACGAAGGAGCAGCTCAGCTTCTCTCCGCCCGTCTTCGGCAACCTCACTGCGACGGACCTGGCGAGGATCTCCGGCGCCGCGTCGAGCAACCCCACCAACGGCGACATCGGCTCCGGCGCCGTCCTGGGCGCGCCCTTCGCCATGTTCCGAATCCGCGATGACCCGGACACGGCGGCGACGCTGGCCAACCCCACCGTCCTCTTCATCAACGGCGCCTACAGCTACTAGACTGAGAGCCCGCAATGGCCCAGGCGAAGATCACCATCAACGCGGTCGCCGGCTCCAACGACGACCTCCCGATCAACACCATCGTTCAGCTCAACAACCTGAACGTCGGTGGTGAGCTTACCTACGCCTGGGTCATCCTCACCCAACCTCCGGGCCCGTCGGATCTCCTCTCCAACTCGGTCATCCAGAATCCCACCTTCACCCCGAAGAAGGAGGGCACCTACCTCATCAAGCTCACCGTCAACGCCACGTTGCCGTCAGAGCAGAGCGACACGCAGATCGTCGGCATCCGTCTTCTGAAGTCGAGGAACCGGCTCCCCGCGCCGGGCGAGACGATCCAGGACAGCACGACCGGCGGGTGGGCCGAGCCGTCGATGAACACGTTGCTGCGCGGAGACGACGCGCTGTTGTCCAACCCGCCACCCTTCGTTGGGCTGAACCAGAGCGGCGGTGCGCTCGCCGCCGGCACTGTCGTCCAAGTCACCTCCAACCCCACCATCAAGACTGGGCTCCCGGGACAGGAGACCGTCCCCGGCTTCGTCACCGCGCCGGCCACCGCGCTCGCGAACGTGGACAGCTTGCTTGGAGTGGTCGTCTCGGACACCTTCGGTAGCACCACCGTCGCGAACGGGGCGCTGATGGTGGTGAGGTACATCGGCCGCTACGCGGGCGCGCCCTTCACCGCGGCGGCCGGCACGCCGGTCTACGTCTCCAACACGGCAACGCTCTCCACGACGGCGGGGACCATCCAGCGGCAGATCGGCACCGTCATGGGTCCGGGCGCTGTTGGTGGGACGAGCGACGTGTGGCTGGACGCGGTGGGTGGGTTCGAGATCACTCCCATCAACGCCCCCTACCTCATCTTCGGGGCCGGCGGGACGCTCACCAACGCCTTCCGCGTCGACACCACGACTCCCACTCCCTTCACCGGCACCGTTCAATTCCTGAACGCGCTGGCCAACGCCGCCAATCCTCTCTTCCAGTTCAAGGGCGCCGCGGGGCAGACGGGGGACTTGTCGCAGTGGTTGAACAACGCCGGGACGCTCCTGACGTCGATGGATTCGATCGGCAGCCTCCGCTTCAAGTCGTCCGGCTCCCTCACGCAGGGCATCTACTTCCCCGATTGGAACATCCTCGAAAACGCCAACGGGGATCTCACCTTCACCGGCAACGGCAACTTCAACATCGCCCGCGGCGGCTCCGTGATCTACGGGACGGATGGGACGCGCGCGTGGGCGGTGCAGTCGTCAGGCGTAGGTGACGTTGAGTTTGGAGCGACGTCCAACCACCCCGCCACCTTCCTCGCCAACAACACCCGCTACTGGCAAGTCACCACCGCGGGCGCGCTCATCGGGCTCGGAGGCAATCGGCCGGTCCAGAATGTCCTGGACCCGGTAAACCCGCAGGACGCGGCGACGAAAACCTACGCTGACAGTGAGCGCAACTTCGTCATCAACTCGCGCTTCGACTTTTGGCAGCGGGGATCCTCCTTCGCTGTCAACACCAGCGGGACCCGGACTGCGCCGGGAAATCCTGTCACCTCCGCCATGACTCTTCTCTACACGGCGGATCGATGGGAGTGCGTCACTGGCTCGGCCGCGACCACCGCGACACTCGCCCAAGCCAACTCGGGATCTACCCCCGCTTTTCCTGTCGCTTCGATTGCGGGACTCCTGGCGACTCGCGGTTGCCGCGTGCAGCGGAACAATGCCAACACTGGTACGGATCGGATCGTCCTGAACCAGGAGATTGACCGCGACTTCGTGAAACAGATGGCCGGACAGCAAGCCGTTCTCGTCTTTTGGGCGCGAGTCGGCGCGAATTTCAGCGGCGCCAGTGGACATCTCAACGTTCAACTCGCCACTGGCACAAACACCGGGGGCGGGACAGGTCTTGGTGGTGCACCAGGAACGGCGGGTGAGGACGTCATCAGCTCAAACGGGGTGGCCCTAGCCTACAACTCGGGACCGGCCACCCCGCTGGCTACCACCGTCACGCCCACCGGCACGTACCAGCAATTTGCTTTGAGCATTCCTGCCTTGGGCTCGGGCATCACCGAGGCGTCGCTAGCGTTCTACTGGACGCCTGTCGGGACTGCTGGCGCCAATGACTGGTTCGAAGTTTCTCAGGTTCAGCTCAACCCAGGTGCTTCGGCAGCAGGAGCCCCTCCGTACTCACTCGCAGGCGTCAGCGAGGCGGGAGAGATTGCTCTCTGTCAGCGGTTCTACGAGAAGACTTACGACTTGGACACCGCTCCTGGATCGGTCGGCGCAGCGGGTGAGTTCGTAGGCTCTACGCCCGGCGGGGTCGTCTACGCCAACGGCACGCGGTACTCGTTCGGGCCGCGCTTTCTTTCGAAGAAGCGAGCGACTCCGTTCGCGTCTTTCTGGCGATCCAACGGCACGGCCGGGCAATGGGACATCGCTGGTCTGGCCGGGGCTGCCGGTAGCGTCGCTGCTGGAGCCGGCATCTCCACAGGGGCGATTGAGGTGGTCAACAACAGCGGAGCCAACCAGACACCAACTGGGGATGGAACCGGTCACTGGGCCGCAGACGCGGAGATCTGAGTCTTGGTCATCAACCTTACCGGGCTCCTCAACGACGGCTCTGCCTTCCGGCCGAGCGTCCCACAAAACCCGCGCACGCCTGTGCGTGTCCAGAAGTCCATCACCCTCACCATCAACTTCCAGATCCAGCGGCCCAACGGAAGCTTCGTGAGGCTGACGAATTGGACGATTGGTCTCACCGTCAAGAAAAAGCCGAGCGACACGTTTGCGGCTATGTACGCGCTGGGGCAAATCTCCCCCTCCAACCCCCAGCTCGTCACCTTCTCCTTTCAGCCCACCGACTTCCGCAACACCTTTGCCGGCATCTACGGCTACGACATCACCGCCATCCAGCCCTCGGGCGGACCGCGCGATGTCGTGATGCCGCTCTCCCCCTGGTTCATCGAGGACACCGAGGCCGGCTCCAAGCTTCCTCTCACCACCCCGACGCTTCCTCCGGCGGGGATCTCCTTTGCGGCCCAGGTGGTCACCATCACCACCCCGGGCCTCAGCGATTCGGTGTCGGTGAACGCCGCCGCCTTTCCGGCGAATCAGGTGTCGGCGGTGATGGGAGGGAGCTTCTCCAACCCCGACGTTCCGCGGTGCGTGCGCGCAGCGTTCGGAACCGGATGGGACGGTGGCGCGCTCACCGTCTCCGGACTGGACCAATTCGGACAGGCGGTCGTTGACGTCCTCGCGGCCAGCCCCGGCGGGACGACGGATGGGCTGGTGGCCTTCTCGGTCGTCTCCGGAGTCTCGAAAGCGACGCAGGGCGCTTCGGCAGCGGTTGCGACGCTTGGGCGAGGAAGCCGGCTCGGAATCCTCGCGAAGTGCGTCAACAACCAGGCCATGCTCACCGCCGACAACGCGCCGGAGGGTGGAACGATCGACATCGTGAAGAACACGATCATCCCCACGACCGTACCTAATGGGCTCGTCTCCTACTTGCTGGTGGTGAACGTCTGATGAAAAGGTGGACTTCGCTTCTCGTGACGACGCTCGTCCTGGGGCAAGTCACCGACATCAACTCCTCCCTCCGTGTTCGCGACTTCCGGACCGGCCCCAACTTCATGTTGCTGTCGGTGGACCAGGCCACGGGAATCGACGTCGGTGGGTGCGGCACGACCTTTCCGTGCAAGAGCCCCAACTTCGCTTTCGCCCAACTGCCGAAGATTGTCCAGGCGTTGGAGCGGGTCCAGCTCGACGCAGGCAACTACTACGGTCCGCCGAACCTGATCGACAACGTGGTGACTGCGAGCCACTTGGAGAAGGGTCTCCCGGGGACCTTCTCCCTCACCAGCTACCTTCCGGATCTCAGCGTCGGCCTGATTATGGGCACCGGCTACGGTCCGGAGTACCCCACTGACGGCGGCTCCGCGGTGACCACGCTCGACACCTCTTCGATCATGCCGAAGGTGCTGATCGAAGGCGCGCCGTTGGGCTCACCCGGGACGATTGTTGCTGGCCCGTTCGCCGCCACGTCCGGAACCGATGTCGCGTCCCTCATCACCATCACCCAGGCCGGCGCTGGGTGGACGCCAGGACAGTTCGCCGGGATGTTCGTGAAGATCCTCTCGGGCAGCGGGTTCAACCCGCAGTCCATCTCTCCCGCGGCTGACACCAACATTTGGCCGATTGATGCGAATTCGGCGACGGTTCTCACGCTGTCGGACGTCGCCACTCAGCCAATGCAGGCACCTCCGGACAGCACGACGCAATACGAGATTGTGCAGCCGTCCACCATCCTCCACCCGGAGACGATGTTGGCGGACGGTGGGATCGGTCAGGACGGTCCCCAAGAAACGCTCTCCATCTCCAATGTCGGTGGAATGGGCGCGAGCAATTCCATCGCTGGTTTCAACCAGAACACTTCCTCCACGTTGGAGGTCCGCTACGTGCGGGTCGTCCAAAGCACCCCGGGTGGTCACGCTGCCGTCGGAGTTCACACCGCCAATGTGCGCTTCTGGGGTTGCCAATTCCAGAGCACCGCCGTGAACAACCAGGGCGTTCTGGCCGCGGACAACTCCTACATCGAGCTGATTCGCAGCACCGTGGTCCAGACGGCGGGTGGGTCAGCTCGCGGCGCCGTGGACCTCCAGGGAGTCAAGTTTGGCGCCGTCTTCGACGGTGTTTTCATCTCGGGGGTCGGAAACGGTCTGGAGATCGAGGGCGGCTCCAGCCAGATCAACGTTCTTTCGTCCTACATCCTCGGCGGCAGCGCTGCGGCGATTTTGCTGATCGGTCCCCAGTACGTGCGCATCGCCAGCCTCGGCAACGCCTACGCCACATCAACCTCCGGCGCGGCGCTCCAGGTCCAGCGTGGGGCCATTGCTCGAATCGGCAACGGCTTCGCCAACGCATCAGGCAACTCCGGGACGTGGGGTGTCAACTGCGGTCCCGGTCCCGGGGCGATCTACACGAGCACGAACACGTCCGCCACGGGAGCGACCGGAAACGCGACGGCAAACGGGGCGGACTCCTCTCCCGTTACGACTTCGTACGCCACGATCAACGCCTCCAATCCCCCTCTCGTCTTCACCAACGGATGCTACGTTGGAAAGCAATAGCGTTAGGAGCGATCATGAAGATTGTCGCCGCCTTGGTCCTTCTTGCGCTCGTCGGTTGCGCCGCGGAGATCCGAGCCACCTTGCCGTCTTCCTTGTCCACTCTGCCCGACGCGGGTCCTTACCGTTGCTCTGGTTGCCAGCCGGATCCCTGAATTGACCAGGGTCCCTCCTGTGACGTAGAACGAGGGCTCTACCGGGGGTGTCAAAAATGTCGTGGTGGAAGGATCACGGGAAGAAGAACGGAAAGCAGCTCCACGCCGTGCCCGCTCAACCGAAGCAGGAGAAGCCGAAGGTGCCTCCGCCGACTGAGGCGCGGGTGGAGTTCACCGAGCCGGAGAAGATGCTCCTGGAGCAGGCTCGGGACAACCTCACCACGGCGAAGGTGATGCTAGCCGACGCCCACGTTCAAGTCCGCGCGGCGGAGCAACAGCGCCAGGCCATTCTCGAATCCGTCGCCGCCAACTCCAAGAAGCTGGAGGAGGTCGTCACAACCGTCGCCGCTGCTCACGGGATTGACGGTTCGGATCCCGCCGGTTCCGGCCGGTGGATCTTCGACGAGACCGGCCCCGCGCTCATCCGCGTCCAGCCGCCGGCTCCCACTGTTCCTCCGGCGGCGGAAGCGCCTTCGGCCCCCGTCGCAACCTGAAAGGCTCCCAATGCGCCGCGCCTCGCTCGTCGCCGTCTCCGCCTTCATCCTCGGCACGCTCATCGCTGCGTGCGTCGGGGTGAAGGCCATCGCCCACGCGCAGATGGTTTCCTCGACGCCTGCGGTGGCTTCCATCCACATGACGGTGGCGAACACGGCGACGGCAGTGCCGGCGTCCTGCATGCAGCCTCGGCAGGCCATCGAGATCTGCAACAGTGACACGGTGGCGATCTTCTGTGGCCCGTCCACGGTGACGGCGGCGGTGGGCCCGACGCAGGGCCGAGTCATCCCCGCGGGCACCGCGGCGATCCCCTCCTGCGTCACCTTCAATGTGGGGTGCTTCACCACCACACCGCCCTCGTCCTTCTCGCCAGCCGCGACGACGCTGGGCAACATCTTCTGCATCTCCGCCGCCGGCACCTCGGCCAACGCGGTCGGCGTCACCGAATACCGGTGAGGCTGGCGCTGGCATTGCTGGCGCTGTCCTCTTGCGCCTACCTCGGCCGCAGTCCACCGTACGACTCCTTCTTGCCGGTGCACTTCGAGAGTCTTCCGGGGGATCCTTACGACGCGGGCTACCTCTGTCGCGTCGAGCCGGTTTGGCAGTGGCCGGAGATGACGTGCAGCCCGGTGTCTCGATGAAGTGGGCGCTCGCGCTCGTCGTCTTCCTCGGTTGCGCCCCCACTCAGTGGGGGTTGCGCCAGGAGGCGATCACGCGGTTGGAGATGTGCGTCAACTCCTCCCTTGAGCCCTACGCGGCGCGTCAGAGCTGTCTCGCTGACTCGCTCACGTACTGCACGAAGGTGGGGATATCCTGCAACGCGGAGCAGATCTGGCAGGCCGCGCAGTTCAACATCTCGATGGAGGCGCCGCCGTGAATGTCCTCGATCGTCTTCGCCCGATGCGCTTCGTGTCGTCCAACGGCAACGACAACCGGAGCCCGGCCCGCTACGAGGCGGTGCTGCGCCAGTTCAACTTTGACACGAGCCTTCGCTACCAGCCGGCGGGCGGGGACACCTTCTGCAACATCGCCGCCTGGGACGCTTCGCGCGCCCTGTGCTGCGAGGTACCCCACTGGTGGAACAACCTCAACGGCAGCTACGGGATGCAGGAGCTGGTCATCAATGAAGGGATCCTCTGGCTGGGCACGGAGGGTGTCGACTACGGCTGGACCCAGGTGGACGCGGACGCGGCGAAGGCGGCAGCAGCCCTCGGTCAGCCGACGCTCGTCACCTGGCGGAACCCGACGGGCCACGGCCACATCGCGTGGGTGATGCCGGATTGGACCTTGGCCCAGGCGGGAGCGTCTTGCGGGTACGGGATCTCCTTCACTTCCGTCTTCACGCCCGCGATGATGCCGCAGCTCGAATTCTGGACCCACTCCTGATGCACCGGAAGTCCTGGCTGCGCGCGTGGCGCTTCCGGTGGGCTCACCGCACCGACTTCAAGGCGGAGCCGAACACCCTCCGCCGGTACAGCACCCGCCGCGGTTTCAACAGGTACCACTTCCACCTCCGTGGAGCCTTCATCGGCTGGATCCACGGCTGACAGTGCAGTAGGTTCCGCCCACCGAAAAGGAGAAGTCCGATGCGAAAGCTGATCGACGGATTCAACGACGCGATGGACGCGGTGTACCGCCGCCCGTTCTGGTTGGGGGTGTACTTCGCGGTGATCTTCGCTCTGCCTCTTCTCGTGTTCGGTCTCGCGAGCAAGGCGTTTGGACAGGATGCGGGCCTGTCTCCTCCGATCCCCCCGGTTCCTCCGAGCCCGGCGGACGGCAACGCCTACGCGCAGCTCGTCCTCCAGGCGCTCGACTCGAAGAACTACCACTTGCTGGCGGCGCTCGCGGTCATCGGTTTGACCTGGGCGGCGAAGAAGTACGGGACGTCCATCCCGGCGCCGGTGGGTCCCTTCCTGAAGACGGATCGCGGCGGGGCCATCCTCGTCCTTCTGATGGGAGTCGGTGCGGCGATCGGCAACGGCCTCTACGCGGGCGCTCCGTTCAGCCTAAACTTCCTCGTCCACGGGCTCGTCCTCGGAGTCACCGCAGCCGGCGGATTCAATCTCGCCACCAAGATCTTCGGCGTCCAGGCTCCGCTCAACCCGGCGCCGGTGGTGAAGGCGATGGTGGCTTTGGCCCTGGTGGGGAGCCTCTTCTACGCGCGCCCGGCGCGGGCGGAGACCCAGGTGGGCCCCTTCACGATGAGTGTCGGCCCCACCATCCCCTTCCTCCAGTACGAGTGGAAAAACCCGCACCCGGCGAGCGTCGGCGCGGGCGCGGGGATGATGGCCTCTTTCTCCCTGCCGCAGCTCCAGATGACGCTTCTGGGGAAGTCCTACGACATGCTGGCGGTGAGCGGGATGGCCTTTGGGCAGCTCGTCTCTGGGCCCAGCGGCGCGGAGTTTGGACAGCTCAGCGCGGCGGTGGCCCTCACCACGCTCAACTCGCTGTTGGGCGTCGGCTACGGGCACGCCTTGCTCGACGCTTCCGGAGCCTTCCCGGGCGGTCCGGGTTTCCTCCTCCTCGTCTTCAGCATCCAGTTCGCGCTCGGCCCCTACTCGCCCCCGGTCGGCATCGCCAAGGGCCCCTCGGGAGTCATCCGCGGAAACACGCTCTACCTGGGCTGGTAGGGGGGAAGCGCCATGCACTTCGCCCACCGTCCCCTCGGGACTTCGGAACACACCTACAAGCTGCGCCCGTCGCCGCTGAACCACCCACTCGTGAAGGCGTCGATGGATCGCTGGGCGAAGGGCCTGCCGTCGCCGGTCCCGGCCTCGATGGGGGTGGCGCCGCCGGCTGGGGCGGATCTCTCCCCCTTCTTCGCGGGCATCCGGAATCAGGGCGGGGAGGGTGCGTGCACCGGCTTCGCCACCGCGCAGTTCCGCGAGGTCCAGATGGCGGCGCTGGAGTGGAAGGAGGGGATGGTGCCGGTGCCGCTCCCGCTCCGGCTCTCCCCAGCGTACCTGTACGCGCGGACGAGGATGGGTGAGGGGACGTTCCCCGCGGACTCGGGGGCGACGATGGCCGACGAGTTTGCCGTGCTCCAGGCGTACGGGGTGTGCCCGGAGACGGACATGCCCTACGACCAGGATCCCGCCGAGCCCATCCCCAACATCGCCGACGCTGCGGCGGTGGAATACCGGATCGGCCAGCCGACGATGGTGGACTTGGACGACCCGAAGAATGGGATGGCCGTCCTCAACGCGCGCCTCCCCATTGCGATTGCAATTCCCGTCTACGACTCCTTCGAGGGCCTGGGCGCGGGCGGGGTGCTGCCGGTGCCGGATCCGTCGAAGGAGGCGCTCCACGGTGGTCACGGAGTCCTCCTCATCGGCTACGACGCAGGGCGTCAGCTCTACAAGGGCGTCAACCAGTGGGGGACGAGCTGGGGCGCTGGGGGCTACTTCTGGATGCCGATGAGCGGGTACCCAATTTGGGAGGCGTGGACGGCGCCTTCGTAGGAGCTTCAGGGGAGCGGCGGAACAGGTCGGCCCGGCGGCCTCAAAGGGTGCGCTTCGATCCCCCCCGAAGCGCGGCTCACCGGGGCAGTTTCAATCGAACGGGTCTCCCACAATCTCCCCGAGGCGCTCCCGCGCATCTGCCGCGAGCCAGTAGCGGCATTTCTCGCAGGTGACCTTCTCGACCTCGGTCGTGCTCTCCGCCACGGACACCCACTCCATGCACGCTGACCACCGCTTCGGTTCGCCTGTGTAGGGGGCGAGGGGGAGGCCAGAAAGCTCCCGGGTGTGGTGGAGGATGCCGCTCAAATCTCGGGCGCCTTTCCGTCCCACGAGTAGTAGACGCGGGGAAAGCCGGAGAGCCTCTCAGCGACGTCGCGCTGGATCGCTTCGAGGCACGCCTTGCACGTCACGGCGAAGACCTCCGTGGTGATGGTGCAGATCCGGCCCGGGTACCACCGCTGGACCCACCGCATTCCGCGGCGGTGGACTGTGTAGCCGCTCTTGCAGGCGGGGACCATGCAACAGGAGTCGATCTCCTTCAGCACGAAGTGCCTCATCCGCCGCCTCGGAGCGCGGCGACGGCGAGCGCGGCGAGCTTCTCCAGGCACCTTTCGCAGGTGACCTTCTCGCGATCTGTCGTCACTTGGACCGTCATCGTCATCGCTCGCCAATGTCCGAGGCAGGCGGTCCAGGTATTTGGTCCGGGTTGGATTCCGTAAAGCGCGTAGTCCGTGGTGATGAACTGGTCGCGTCCGTAGTGCGTGACTTCCGCGAGGCTCACCCGCAAACGCCCGAGTTGCAGGAGAGCTTCGGGCAGCAGAGGTTCTGAGCGCCGTAGCAGCTCTGCCCCGCGGTCCCCGGGCCCCCCGCGTCGCACCCGCCAGGGATGTCGTAGCAGACGCCCGAGAGGCACGTCAGCTCGTAGCAGTTTCCCCCAGCGCAGGAGGGCGCCCCGAAGCAAAGGCGCGGCTCGGCGGTGTTGTCGAGGCAGCAGGCCGCTCCCGTGTACCCGCAATCCTCACACAGGAAGCCACTCCCACCGACGTAGACGCAGGCCAACCCCGCGTTGCAGTAGGGGTTTCCGCTTCCTCCGGGGGTGCAGCAAGCCGCGTCCTTCCCGCCGCAGGGGCCCGCGTCCGGCGTGCCGCCCGCGTCGCTTCCCGGGAAACCCGCGTCAAAGTTGCTTCCTGCGTCCTGGAGCGCGCCACCGTCCCCAGGAGGGCTTCCGGCATCCGGGGAGGGCCCAGCGTCGGGGGAAGGGCTCCCCGCGTCAGGGCGGGGCAGCCCGGCATCGGAGGACCCCTTCCCAGCGTCAGGTGTCGGACCCGCGTCCGGGTCCACCCCCGCGTCCTCCTGACTCGCTGCGTCAGGTTCCGGACTTCCGATCGGGGGGATACCGCAGGAAATCGAGGCTAGGACTAGGGCACCCTGGATGCTGAGGAACGTTCGTGGGGTACGGCTCACGGGGCACCTCCGGGATCTCCGCCAGCGAGCGGAGGAGCTTTCTGAAGTCGCTGAGGTACATCGCCACGACGGGTGGTCGGTGGGTGTCCTTCGCGACGACGAGGGGGAGCTTTCCCGCTTCGTCGAAGTAGGGGGCGCCGGCTCCGCGCTGTCGCAGCGCCTTTCGCGCAGTGTCCGCCTGGTGGAGGGCGCCTTGGATGCTGACCTGGACGTGGTGCTTTGCCTCGATCCAGAAGTAGGGGGCGCCCGCGACGTCCGGCGCCTCCGCGCCGTCCCGGTTCTGGACTAGGACGCGGGAGATCTTCTTGGCCTGGGCGGGGAAGATCTCCCGGAAAATGCGCACCACCTCGCGCTCCCAGTCGTGGCCCTTCCGTCTCGAAGCTCTCCCACCCATGTTCAGTTCCCTCCCTGCGTGGCACCGAGCCGGATGACCCGGGCGAAGTCGACGATCTCCGCGGCCGGCGGCAGGTTCCACTCGTCGATGAGCTGGGAGAGCGCGAGCGCGAGCATGAAGCCGGCGCACTCCGGGGAGCACGTCTGCGCGCGGACATCTTCGAGGAGCGCGCGGCCACCCTCCACCATCGGCTGCAAATCGTGTTCGTTGACGCAGGGGTTCAGCATCCGGTCTCCGTTATAGGGCCTTGTTCAGGGATGCAAATTCTCCGAACAGCTCCAGCGCCTTCTTGTCGTAGGCGGTGGCGGCCTCCTCGGGGGTGTCGAAGGTGCCGAGGTAGTAGTGCTTCCCGGCGCATGTGATGGTTGCTGCCCACCCGCGCCCGGATCTGTGTACGCCGCGGAATCCGGAGGTGTTGGTGCGCGGAAGGCGCCGGTTGGCCGCGTTCTGAGAGCGGGTGGAGATCCGGAGGTTCTCACGTCGGTTGTCGAGCCGGTTCCGGTTCCGGTGGTCGGTGAAGAAGCCTGGCGGGGCGGGCAAGAGCTGATCGTGCATGAAAGTCCGGCGCCGCTTTCCATCCCAGGGGTGAGACCTCGCGGCGTAGCCCGCATTCAGATGCCACTTGAAAGCGGAGAGGTGAGGGTAGTCCTCGTCATCCACCAGCGCGACCTTCCCTTGTGTGAGAGGGATCTCCTTCATCCATCCCCCAGATCTTGTCCGATTCTGGAGGGAAACGCCCCCAGAGGAACCTACAGTAACCGCAGGTCTTTCTACCTTTTTTCTAATTCCGCTTGCTTTTCCCCCTTCTCTCCCTCATACTTCTCCTTGTTGTTGACCGTGGTTCTCTGGCCCTCTCCCAGCCCACCGACGCGCTCCGCGTCGCGGCTCTGAAGCACGCACTGACGACCATCCACACCCCCGGCTTCGAGGAGGCGCACGGCGAC